ATTTAATTTTTTAACAAACAAATCTATGAAAAAAGCACGAATTTCAACTTTAAAAGTTGGGGCAAAAGTACAATTTAAAAACGGAACACAAGGAGAAGTAACTAAGAATTTAGAACATTGTGTTCAAGTAGGCACAGAAAAAGGAAATGTAGTAGCAACATTCAAATCAAAACATACAGATATTAGTTCATTTGTACACGGAAGAATGTTTATAGTTGAGGAAGGTAAAGGAAAGGTTAGTGAGGATTCATATCTTGATATTGAAGTTGAGATCAGAAATTATGAGGAAGGATGGGGAATTGCAGGTTCAGTAGAAAACCTATTCAAAAGGTTCAAAGATTTAAGATCATGGTATGGATTATCTAAAATAAAACTAGTTGAGAAAGAAGGAGTACATGGAATTTACAAAGCAGTAGCTACACAAAACATTTAAAAGTTTATCTCTTGCCTATAAACGGCAGGGATAAGAATTTAAACAAGATGTATAAAAACAATCAAAAAAGCATTGACAATTAAAACAATATAAATTAAATTTAGAGTATGAAAATTTCAGAATTTATTATAGGAGGATTACTAACTGGTATTTGTTTATCCACATTTGCTTTTAGTTTATACACTATCTCAGTGTGTATGAATGCACTACAAATATGATGTTAAATTGATGTATAAACAACGAAAAACAATTTAACAATGTGGATATCAAAAACAAAGTTTAAACCTCACTATCATTCAGCTATATCAATTAAAATGAAAATGTAGTATAAATTTAACACTTAAAACTTATAAAATGATACAATGCGTAAAACTAACAGCTTGGTATTCCCCCAACTGGATAGCAGACAAGGGATTGATTCTAGGGTATGGTTATGCAGGAGTGTATAATCTGATTACAGAAAAAGACACGGAGACAGGAGCTAGAGTACAGAGGAGAGACCCAGACAGGCTTGATGCTGTAGGAACTTTAAAACTTGATCCAAAAACTGGGGCAAACAAGATTTGCAGATATAAAGTTCAAGGAAAAATGTTAATAGATTATTTACAGAAACATAATTTACCAGTGCCTAACGTAATAAACTAAATTCTATCTTATGTCAGAGAATGTTAAATTAGCTCGCAGGAATATGCCTGTGTTAGCAATAATTAAAGAACGTTTTTCTAAAGAACTTCCATTTAAAGGAGTGCATATAGCAATGGCACTCCATGTAACTAAAGAAACTGCTGTTTTAGTAGAAACTTTAGTAGAAGGAGGAGCAACTATAGCAATAGCAAGTTGCAACCCATTATCTACACAAGATGATGTATCCGAGTATTTGAAAACACTACCTAAAGTTAAATGTTACGCACACAAAGGAATGAATGATAAAGAATATTGGGATGCATTAGATTCAGTTTGCACTTCAGCAGAAGATCACGATGTAGTATACACTATTGATGATGGATGTGATTTAGTTACACTTTTTCACACAAAACACAAACATTTGCTTTCAAAGGTTAAAGGAGGATGTGAAGAAACTACCACAGGAATAATTAGGTTAAAAGCTATGCTTAAAAACAAAGAGCTAAAGTTCCCAGTAGTTGCAGTTAATGATTTAGATACAAAACATTTAATGGATAATTACTACGGAACAGGACAATCTACCATAGATGGAATTATACGAGCTACAAATACATTGTTCGCAGGAAAAGCCGTAGCAGTTGCAGGTTACGGTAACTGTGGCAAAGGAGTAGCAATGAGAGCAAAAGGATTGGGAGCTAAAGTATACATCACAGAAGTTGACCCATTTAAAGCTTTACAAGCTCATATGGACGGTTTCGACGTAGAAATGATGGGAGAAGTAGCTTTTATAGGAGATATTTTTATTACTGTCACAGGTGTTTGTGATGTGATTACAACAGAGCATATGAAACATATGAAGGATGGAGCTATTATTTGTAATTCTGGTCATTTTGATTCTGAAATACAGGTTAAAGAAATAAAAGAAAACGGTTGGAAGATAGAAAGAATAAGACCTTGGAATGACAAAATCACAATACCAGGGAATAACGTTTACCCAGAAAAAGAAATTTACTTACTAGGTGAAGGAAGGCTAGTAAACTTAGCTTGTGCAGAAGGACACCCATCTGATGTTATGGACATGTCATTTGCAGGTCAAGCTTTAGCCTGCAAATACATTTGTCAAAATAAGAACCTAGAAGTATCTTTAATTAACTTAAACGAAATGTTAGATCAAGATATATCTCGTTTAAAACTCTCTTCTTATAGCATAGGAATAGACAAATTATCAGAAAAGCAGCTAGAATATATCAATAAAGGATTATAATCATTAACTAAAATATTATGAAAATTTGTATAGAAGGAGCACAAGAAACAAACAAAGCAAAAATTGCTACAGGATTAGCAAAACACTTGAACATACCTGTTCTTCCAGACAGTGTTAATTCAGCTAAAGACAGAGGGTATTTAGAATCTGAAAAATCTACTTTAGAGGATGAATTACAAATTTTGTCAGAGCAACTTATGAATGAAAAAAGGAATGATAACTTTGTTACAAATAAAGGGTTACTTAACATTTTAGCTCATGTTAAACTAATCAGCAATGTTGATTTCACAAATGCACAATTCATGTATAAACTTGTAAAAACAAAGCTTTTAAAAAGAGCATATGATGAAATTTTATTTCTTCAATATGATGGTCCTGACAAACAAAAAAGTTTAATACAAGTTATGCTTCTAAAGATAATAAGAGAATTGAGGATACCGTATTCAACTGTAAGAAACTTAAAAGAAGCAATATCACAAATAGAAAAGAGAACCATTACAAATCCAGTAGAAATTAAACCTGTTTTAAAGACAACGGATGAAATGGCAGAGAAAGTAAAACAAGATTCTATAAAAACAGGAAATGTTGGAGTAGATTTAGTTGCTAAACCAACTAAAAATATACAAGACCCACTAGATATTGGAAATCTAGAATTTCAAATAGAATAATTATTATTATATCTTAACCTAACCATATTATGTCTACAAAGAAAAAAGAAGACGAAGTAACAATAACTTCCCAAGAGTTTACAAATGAGCAGATCAAAGAAGTTTCTGTGTCTATGAGCCAGAAGATATCTACAGGTCAGTATGAAACTAGAGATATTTTTATGTCAGCTCGTTTAGAATTACTTCCAGGACAAGTTCCAGAACAAGCAATGCTTTTTCTAAGGAAAAAAATTGAATTCGAAGTAGGAACTTATTACAACAAAGTTAAAGAAAACTTGATCAAAGAAAAACAGTAAACTACACTTAACCAAAAATATTATGTCGATCCCATCATTTGATGAGGGATTAGAGGATGCCTTAGATAGGAATCCTCTTCCCCCTGATTTAAAAACTATTATAAAAGGAATACTACAAATAAAGAATGATTTATTAGAGGATTCTGAAACACACAGGACATTTCTAGATTATACTGTTTCAGAGCTTTCTAACTTTCAAATGAAATTGAATATCCTCAGAGTAACTTTAGGAGAGTATGCTTCTAAATATCAATTTAGCTCTGATTATTCCTATATTTTTAGGAAATGGAAACATGCTTCTGCGTGGACAAACCTAAATAAAACTCTTAATAATTCCGGTTCTAAATCTTCCATCCCAGATAAGGAATCAGCAGTTCAAGAACTAATACAGGACGACACAGAAAGAGAGCAAATATTCAAAGGGTATGCAGGAAGAATGCAGTTAATTTTACAAACAACAGGTTCGTTAGATAGAGCCATTGCTACTAGGATTCAAATACTCCAATCACAGTTAAGAGAAGCTGGAAATGCCCCTACATAATTTTTAATTCTGTCAAGATAAAACAATAAAAACAATAAAAAAAACCTTTACAATGAAAACAATGTTTGTTAAAATATTTATGTCACTAAGATATATTTAATTTTTAACTTACAAAAACTATGAAAAACGAATTCAAAACTTACACTTTAAAAGGATTAAAAAAACTAGACAACAAAAACATTAAATATAAAGCAATTTACAATACTATAGGAGGTGAAAAAATAGGAATGCAAGAAAACAACGGAAAAATAGTTGTATATGAAAACAATGTTTATTTAGCTAACAACGAAATGTCGCAAACTTGGGATTTTGTTTCATATCCTAGAACTGCAACAATAGAAGAAATAAAAAAAGCAGAAACATTGAAAACATTAAAAGGAGATTTTGAAGGAATATACTTGATAGATGACGAAGATATGTTAGAAGATATATCTTTTAAAATTTAAACAATGAAAACTTGTTTTACTCAATTTAAAACTATTAGAAAACTTAATGAAACTCTTTTAAAGTATCTTTCAAAAAAAGATTTAAAAGAGTTCATTAATACTACAAAAACCCTAAGAACTTGGAATTGTACTTTTTATAAAAATGAGTATATTATCAGAAGATTAATTTCTATGTTGAAAACTTATGAATCAAACATACCAACTACCTAATGATTTTGTTCTCGTTCCTTTAGATGAAGGAGAAAGTGAAATTTTAACTCATTTTTTAAGCGATAAAGTACCACAGAATTTTTTATCATTTACTGTTTTAAAAGATTATCTTGTTATGGAAAAAAGCAGAGTTCTATTATGGAAAGAATTATTTAACAGTGAATTTCAAAGTTCTGATTTAGATCCTATAAAAGAAAAACTGAAAACTAAATTAAAAGAATTAAATTTATAAAATGTCAAAGTTGATAGCAGTTGATTTTGACGGAGTTATACACAGATATTCAAAAGGATATTGCAACGGTGCTGTAACAGATATTCCAAACGAAGGAGCATTCAAAACTTTAATACAACTAAGAAAAGAAGGATATAAACTAACTATATTTACAGCTCGTGAAGATATTTATTCAATCAGAGAATGGATAATAAAATATGTAGATCAAGAAGAAGCCATGACACCTGCTGATAAAAAATATTTAAAGAGTTTAACTGTAAGCAACAGAAAACCAAAAGCTAGTTATTATTTAGACGATAGAGCAGTTAAGTTTGTAGATTGGAAAAGTACATTATTATTTTTTAAACTTGAAAAGAAATGACATTTAAAAGAATAATTTTAACTGGATCATTAGCTTACGATAGAATCTATAAAATAGATAAGGAAATTAAAAATGAAGTTTCCTTTATATCAGAAGAGTACCAGGTACAACATGGAGGAACAGCAGGAAATATTGCATACTCTTTAGGAAAGTTAGATGTTCAATGTACTATTGTAGGGGCAATTGGTTTTGATGGGGGCAAATTAAAAGAAAACCTAATTAATCAGAAGCATAATGCAGAGTTTGTCCAAATGTTTGAAGATCAAGCCACAGCTCATGCGTGTATATTTAATTTTCCAAATGAACAATACACAATTTTTCACCCTGGAGCTTTAAAAAATGCACCCCTCTGCAATTTACCTAAGTTAAATAAAAATGAAGATTTAGTAGTTATTTCTCCTAACAGTATCTCAGCAATGATGGCATACGCAAACATTTGTGTATCTCAAAATGTTCCCTATATATGTGATACAGGGCAAATCACAGGGTATTTACAGGAAGAAGAACTAAAATTTATAGTTATGAATAGCTACTTCTGTATTTTTAATGAGAATGAACACAAAATTCCAAACAGAATAGTAAATTGGGAAAAATACAAAGGAATAAAAATCGTTACATTGGGAGACCAAGGAGCATTTTATACACTAAATAAACAAACATTCCTTAAACCATTATCAAAGAAAGTTAAAGTTTTAGATACTACAGGAGCGGGAGATGCGTTCAGAGCAGGTATTATATTTGGCTTAAAGGAGGACAAATCAATAGAAGAAAGTATAGGAATAGGAAATTCAATAGCTAGTTTATGCGTCCAGAGCTATGGAGGACAGGGGCATGAGTTTTATTACACTGGTGTTCAAGTTTTAAATAAACATTTATAATTTAATTTCTCTACCAAATGTGTACCTCTAAACCAATCTCTACAAAAAGAAAACCAGGAAGACCTAGAAAGTTTGAAAAATATGCAAGCGATCTTATATGGGCATGGTGGTTATCTGGATACTCTGTTAAATATATTTGCGAAGCTACATGTACATATCCTCAGCTAATTAGAAGTATAATTCTTAGGTATAACCCAAAACCAGATGATTATGCTATCAGAGAAGTTACTAAGGAAACTAAAACTACAGAAAAGCAAAGAGCCCTTCTAGCACAAGCAATTCTATCAGATATTAATAATGGTACCACTACAGAGATATCTAAATGGTTAAACTCTAGAAAAAATAAAAACACACCTGAATTGCAACCTAGCACAAAGTTAAGTAAAATAGTATTAGGAATAACAAACCTAAAAACTAAACTCATTAACTGGATTTTTAAGGATGATGTTAAATGATAATCCTACCTATAAGGAATTTGATTTCTATCCACACAAGAAAGAAATTATTTCATCTATAATAAATGTATTAGAACACGCATACAATAGTTCAGACCATGTAGAAATATTAAAAGTAAAGCACGAATTAGCTATACGAATTGCAGAATTAAGAGCCTCATAATTTTTAATTCTGTCAAGATAAAACAATAAAAACAATAAAAAAAACCTTTACAACAAAAACAATGTTTGTTAAAATATTTATGTCATTGAGATATATTTAATTTTTAACAAACAAACCTATGAAAAACGCATTAACAATAAACGAGGTATATTCAATATTTAATGTTGAAACAACAAAAAAAACCTTAACCGTAAATGAGTATATTTTAGAATCAATTTGTTGCGTTAATGTTGAAAAATGGCTTAATATTCCTACAAATGGGATTCCTTCTAGAGTTGTTATAAAAATGTCAAAAAAGTTTGACATGAAAAAAAGCCAAAGATACGCAAACAAAGAAAAAAACAATGCAAGAGCTAGAAGAAAAATTACTCCTATGGTTTATTTATCAGTTCGTGACCAAAGAAGATTAGAAGAAAAAGAAGATAAAGAAAACAATTAAAAATGTATTTATTAAAACTAATTATTATATGAAAACGTTTAAAACTACGGATTTTCAACTAACTGCATATGCTATATCTAATGGAGCACGTTTAGAAGGAGTTGAAAAGGTATCAGACAAGCAATCTGTTTTCACTGTTACAGCTACAGATGATGTTGAAACTAAGTTTTGGAGAGATGAAACTATTCAAAAATTTTTAGAAGCCCAAAGAAGGTTAAAAAGAGAGTTATTCTCAACTATGTAAAATAATATTAAGTAATTAAAATAACATGACCAATACACAAGTAGATGACAAGCCATTTATTGATTTTTTTGTTGGAGCTGACACTGATGAACCTGCACATGGTAGTTCTGTTATACAAGCTAACGGAATTATAGAGATTGAAGGAGTTAAACTTCCCATAAACAATCCAAACATAGAAGATTTAGAGTATATACCACCATCTTCTAAGTATATTGAAACTGATTTTGGTATTCTAAAAACCCTAGCAGTAGCAGTAGCCATGGATGATTATATGATAGTGGAGGGACCTACAGGTAGTGGAAAAACTGACGCTATTAAACATTTAGCCAACTTAACTAATAATCCACTTAGAGAATTAAATCTAAACGGTGGTGTTACAGTAGATGAATTACTAGGACACAGAATAATAACCCAAGAAGGAACAGGTTTTCAATATGGAGATTTACCAGAAGCAATGAGAAAAGGACATTGGATATTAATAAATGAGATAAATGCAGCTACACCAGATGCTCTATTTTGTTTATTCCAATTAATGGATTCACAAAGACGTATTACTTTAATTGAAAATAAAGGAGAGATAATATACCCACATAAGAACTTTAGGATGTTTGCTACCATGAACCCAAATTCAGAGTATGCAGGAACCAAGGAAATGAACAAAGCATTGGTTGACAGATTCCCTCAGAAAGCAGTAGTGGATTACCCTAATTCAGATATAGAATTAAAAATTATTAAGAGTAAACCTGGATTAACAAAAGTAAATCTTAAAATTATAAAACGAGCAATCAGCTTTGCTAATATGACAAGAAAAGCTGTAAAAGAAAACACTCTTTCAGAATCAGTTTCAACAAGAGCTTTAATAAACTGGGCAAGAGTTCTAGCATACTCAAAATGTTCAAGTACTGCTTTTCTTTTAACTATTTTAAATAAGTACGATAAACATTTCAGAGATGTTGTAGAAAAAGCATATGAATTATATTTTCCAGAGTACCAAGATTACAAAGAAGCTTTGAAAAACCCTACACTTACTCCTAAACCTACAGAAATTGAAAACTAATACTTCTCTAACGGATCAAAAAATATTAATACAGAGGCTTGCAAAGATAGTTACTGAGGATTCCTCTATTCAACTACAACCATCAACTGGATGGAAATGCGATTTAGAAAATAAAATTCTATACTACAGAGAGGCAGAATTATTAAATTCTCCTCCAGATATTATTCTAGCAATTTTAATGCATGAAATAGGGCATTTTCTACATTCCGATATGAGCACAAAATTAAAGTTTGAATCTCCTAAATCTTTATATTTTAACGGAATAAATGCAGTTGAGGATATTAGAGTGAATAGATTAGTAACAGAAGAGTTCCCAGGAGTTGAGAGAAAAATGAAGAGGCTGTACACAGAAACTTTATCCTCCGCAGAAATAGGGAAGTTCCCTCCATATATGCAAGCTTTATGGAATGTTGCTAACCTAGAATATTCTCTACCTACTTCTTTTACATCAAACGAAGCAGAGGAGGCATTTAATAGTGTTTCTGATTCTCTTAAAGAATGCTTTGTTGCAGATTCAACTATTTCTTTATCAGCTATTTTTAAAACAAGTATATGGCCTGTACTTAAAGATTTAATTACAGAAAAAGAGGACGCAGAGAATGAAGAATCTAATAGTACAGACCCACAAGATAATTCAGATCCTACAGGAAACTCAAATAACAACTCAGATGAGGACAATCCATTTAAAGATAAACTAGTATCTTCATCTAGCACACAAAATTCGTCAGATCCTCTTCAAAATAAACGAATAGAATTATCAAAAATAATGGAAGAAGAAGGAAGTTTAACAGAATACCTAAAAGCAATAGATGAAATACACAATCCTACTGAAACTAAAACAGGAATTAGTGTAAAGAGACAAATAAAATGTTCTGATAAGTACCCTACCTACGAAGAGTTGAAATCTGCTGTTGAACCCTACATAAGACCTCTAGCAAAATACATAGGATCAATTCTAAAAGACAATGCAATTCAAAGATGGCACGGAAGATGCAGGTCTGGAAGATTATCAAGGAGGGGATTAGACAGATTCCTCTACCCAGATTACAAACTTTTCCAGAGAAAAACAGAGATAGAAGGCAAAGATTATGCTTTAACTCTTTTAATAGATGAGAGTTACTCAATGACAGGTAATAACAAAGACAGGAAAACAGTTGAAACTCTGATACTTCTAGCAGAAGCTTGTAATATTGCAGGTCTTCCATTTGAGATTGAAGGGTTTAATTACACAACACGTATTTATAAAGGAATGGAGGAATCTTTTGGAAAAAAACATAAAAATAATATAGAGAGTATTTTAGAAGAAATAAAGGAAGGAAACTCTGGATACACAAATGATGCTTGGGCTATAAATGGAGCCATGAAACGATTAAGTAAATACGGAAAACATAAAAGATTGTTATTTATACTTTGTGATGGAGGACCTAACCCTGGAGGAGAAGGAAGCAACTTTGATTTAAAAACAGAAGTATATCTAGCTTCCAAAGAATCTATTTGTATAGGTGTAGGATTAGAGTATGACGGAGACAGTTTAGCAAAATACTATGAAAACTATTTAGCTATTTCTAATGTAAGTATGCTAGCTACTCAAATTACAAGTTTATTAAAGACATTAATTACTAGAAACTAAAAATATCACTTAAAATTCACTTATATGAGCGATTTCAAAAACAAAGTAAAAAAAGTATTGAAGAAGGATTTTAGCTTTCCATCTCGTCCAGGTATGGAAAGATTAGATTCAAAAGGAAGAACTTATTTTTCTGCTTCCAGTTTAGACACCTTTGCAAGATGTCCTGTGCAGTATGAGCTTAGGTATATAGATGAAATTAAAAAACCAAGCTCTCTTAAAATGGAATTTGGAACTGCTATGCACGGAGCTTTACAATACAACAATGAACACATGATTCAATTTAATAATACACCCGCAGATTTAGAGGAGGTTCTTGAAGCATTTAGAATTTTATGGAAAGAAGGACAAGTTATTTGTGAAAGAACGGAAGAAGATGAATCCCCAGAAGTATACGAAAAAGACGGTATAGACATGCTTACAAAATATATGAAGGAAGTAGCAAAAAATACTTTCCCACAGAAAACAGAAGTTAAGTTTGATTTAATGTTAGACGACGACCTGCATATAGCAGGATTTATTGATAAAATAGACAATGATGTTATTGTAGATTATAAATGTGGAAGCAAATCTTTTTCTCAAGAAGAAGTGGATTTAAATACACAATTAACCATGTATTCTGCGGCTTACAGAAAACAAGAAGGTAAAATAGAAGAGGGAGTTGCCGTCGAGCAATTATATAGAAGCACTGCAAAAACTAAACGAGAAGAAAGACACAGTATAAAAACCCACTTAAGCAGAAGATTAGCAGAAGACATTGAAAGATTAAAATATAGAATGAGGAAAGCTAAGAAACTAATATTAAATGGAATATTTATGCCCGCAGACAACTACATGGTTTGTTCTTGGTGTTCATTTAGAGAAGAATGCAAAAACAAATGTAAAACTATTTCAGCACCTAAATTTATTTCAGCCTAATGATAACACAAAAAGAAATTGACGCCATTATTAGTGATGCACAAAAAGACATTTCTCAAGATGTTTCAGACAAACTATCTGAGGTCACACAAAAAATTCGTGATTATACTGATGATAGAATATCCGAAGTTGCTGAAAGTTTAAAAGATAAATACGAATCAGAAATTGAATCTTTAATAGCAGAGAAAGACGAAGAAATTAAAGATTTAACTACAGAATTAAACTCTAAAGAGGATGAACTATGTGGAAGTGAAATGGAAAATAAACAACTTATTGAACAGATTGAAACCCTAATCACTGAACATAATAAAGAACATGAAATGTTAAGAAGAGAAAACGAAAGCTTAAATTTACAGTTGCAAACAAATTCATTTAATTTTATAGAATAAAGTTTAATCCAAAACAATAAAAAACACGTTGACAATGAAAACAAAGTAAATTAAACTAAATTTGTTATTAAACTTATAATATGAAGAACTTAGAAGACATTCAAAAAATAATAGAAGATATAGATTTTTTAGCTATAGAATTTGTTTCTAATAGTTTACCATATTGGACAACAGCTAAAGGTAAAAAGATAAAGTATTCAGATTTAACAGATTCTCATTTACAAAATATATTAAGAGACGGATATAGAAACACACAGCTTATAAAAGAAGCAAAGAAAAGGAATATAAGAGTTCCCATCAGAGCTATAGATGAATTATCATTTGCAGAGTTGATGAGCTGGATAGAAAGTATAAGCAGCTGTGCTTTATCTGGAAATGCATTCGCAGAAGAGATGTCTAAATTGTATAAGGAAAATAAATTTTTATTCTATTTAAAGTTGAATTCACTTATTACTTTAAATAAAAAGAAAACTTAAACCAATAAATTATAAAATTATGTTTACATATAAAAAAGAAAATCAATTACCCATAAAAAGCTGGATCCCAAAAGACCAATATTTTACTGATGAAAAAATGGTTGAACAAGTAGAAAACTTGGCAAAACTACCATTTGCCTTTAGTCATATTGTTTTATCTCCTGATGGACACGTCGGTTACGGTATGCCCATAGGAGGAGTTCTTGCTACAGAAAACGTAATAATTCCTAACGCGGTAGGAGTAGATATAGGTTGCGGAATGTGTGCTGTTAGAACTTCTCTTACAGAAATAGACACTAAAACTCTCAAAAAGATAATTGGAGAAATAAGAAAAGTTGTTCCAGTTGGATTTAATAAACACGAAGAAAAACAATATGAGAGTTTAATGCCTAAACATTATGTGCATGGAACTATACCAATCGTTTTTAAAGAATGGGATAATGCTTGCTTCTCTCTTGGAACTCTTGGAGGAGGAAATCATTTTATTGAAATACAAAAAGGGTCAGATGGTTATATTTGGATTATGATACATAGTGGCTCAAGAAATTTAGGAAAGCAAGTAGCAGATCACTATAATAAAATAGCAGTTGATCTAAACGCTAAATGGCACAGTTCAGTTCCAAAAGAATGTGAACTAGCATTTTTACCAATAGACAGCAAACAAGGACAAGCATATATAAGAGAAATGAATTATTGTGTAGAGTTTGCTTTAGTGAACAGAAAACTAATGATGAAGAGAATAGAAGCAGTTTTGTTTAAATTATTGAAGGCAGGTTTTACAGGAAACGAAACATCTACAAAACCTAGTGATGAAATAATCAACATAGCACATAACTATGCTTCATTAGAACATCATTTTGGGAAAAATGTAATGGTACACAGAAAAGGAGCAACTTTGGCAAGAGAAGGAACTATAGGAATAATACCAGGATCACAAGGTACAAAATCTTATATAGTGAAAGGATTAGGAAACAAAGACAGTTTCATGAGCTGTTCACATGGAGCAGGAAGAAAAATGGGAAGAAAGGAAGCACATAGAACGTTAGATTTAAAAGAAGAAATTAAACTTTTAGATGATATGGGAGTAGTGCATGGTATTAGAAGTGAGCAAGACTTGGACGAAGCTCCATCAGCATACAAAAACATAGATGAAGTTATGGAGAATCAGAAAGATTTAGTAGAAATTCTTGTAGAGCTAAAGCCTTTGGCAGTTATTAAAGGCTAACTGGGATTAGAGTAATGGTTATCTCGGGTGCCTTGGACGCATCAGAATTTAGGTTCGAATCCTAAATCCCAGACCAAATTTATAATTTAAACACACAATATGAAAAAATCTAAAAGTAAACTAAAAGATGTTTGTAGTTTTATTATCTCAATTTTAACTAAATTATTTACTAACGTATTCTTAGTACCGTTTTGGAAAACCTACGAAGTAGCCTATAAAACAAAAGATGGAAGAACTAGAAAAGTTATGCTCTTTAGAGGTTTCACATGGGAGGTAGTTAATAAGGCTTTTGAAGTAGTTGCCGAATCAGACGGTAAAAAGTTAGAATGGAAGATTGCAAAAATAAGAAGAATATACTAAACATTATTTACAGTTTATAGGGATAACACTAAAACAATAAAAAACACGTTGACAATATAAACAAAGTAAATTAAACTTTGTTTACACTATTTAATTACAATTAACATGAACCCTATATTTAACAATGGATATCTTTATACATCTAATGGAATAAAAAAAGTTTATTTCTTTGATATTAAAAAAGGAACCTACAAACTATCTTTAGATGGTCCCACTATTCACGAAATAAATTTAGGGGACAGATTCTTTAGCACTAAACTGGAAGCTATTGATTTTTCTATTATTCTTGCTAGAGCAGAGGTTGATGTAAAACGAAAAGCTTTAAATGAAGCTTATGACAATCTTGGTAAATGTACTCTATTTTGGATTAGTGAACGAAAAAAACAACGCAAACTTAAACTTTAATCTCTATGTTCGATACAATAAAATCTTGGTTTAAACCAGACGATTCCACAGTAGATATTTACACTGATGTAGGATGTCTATATAATGGAAAACCCTACGCAAAAGGAGCTTGGGCTTTTGTTATTCCTAAATGGAATGTAGTACGTTCTGGAAAATATGAAGATATTCTTTTGGATATGTGCGGAAATGCAACAAACAATAAAAGTGAGCTTCTTGCAGTTTTGAATGCTTTGCGTTTTATAAACAGCACAAAGAAAGGAGACAGAAAAATAGTTATTTATTCAGATAGCATGTATGTTGTTAATGGAATAAACAGAACGTGGAAAATAACTACAAATTTAAATTACTTTTCTCTTATAGACAAAGAATTATCTTTGCTAAAACATGTAACAATAAGATGGAATAGCAGAAATTCAAATGAACACATTGAAAAAGCTGATGAAGAATGTAATATTTTATTAGGTATACCTAGCAATTTAAAATCAGCTTTAAACTATGAATATCATACGAAAAACAAACCCAAATCTTACAGACCATTTAACAGAAATCTCTCTAACAAACCGTATAAATTTACAAAAAAGGGAGATAGAGGGTCTAGCTAAGCAATTAACTTTAATCAATCCTAATGATAGAATCTATACCAGAATCGAAGAAGCCCACAAAGAATCCTGTGCAGAACTCACTAGGCTTTTGTATAAGAAAGAAAAACAAGAAAGACAATGAAAACCCTGTAAAAAAAATAAACAACCTCTATGAGCCTGTTACAGAGGATTTCGGAGCTGCACTCATAGATGAAATGTTGAACATGGATTACAAAACCTTAAAAACTATGCAGATCAGAATATTAAATAACGAATTTAATACTTTAATCAAACCTAATTTTAAAATTTAATTTTTTACCACACATGAAAAACAAATACTACAGTTTTAAAGATTCCTATATTTTTGATGATAAAGGAATACGATGTTACTTTACAGAAGGATCAACAAACCTTTACAGACAACACTTTATACATGGAAATATGCCTACAAGAACTGTACAAGTTGATATAGTAGAAGGAAAAATATATACAGTAAACGTATATTTTGAAAACTCAAATGTGAAAGTAGTTGAAGTGATTAATGAACTTGGAACTTTAAACGATTTGAAAGAAGTTTCAGAGAAAGAAGCTAAGAAAATTTTAATGGAAGACAAAAACACAATTTCATATGCTTTGAGTAATAAGCCTAAGAAACAAAAGAATACTAATTACGATCTTAGCTATATTTTTGGAGGAACTTCTACAGAATCTTTAATACAGAATTTGGAAACATTACTTAGTTTAAAAAAATATTAAGTAATATATAAGATAACTTCAAACAATAAAAACAATAAAAAAAACCTTGACAATCAAAACAAGGTTTTTTATAATACTTACACATTACTTATTAATATCCAAATGTATGAAACTATTCACAAAAGAAGTTCTTAAAAGTTTTGAGAAAGTTGGTAGCCAAGAGTATACACCAAACCCTGAAATCATCTGTAAAATTTTTAATCCTTGCGGATCACAAAGAGGGTATTTAACAGAATACAGCCCAGCGGAAGATAGTTTCTTTGGATATGTTACAGGAATGTTTGAGGATGAGTGGGGATATATTTCAAGAAAAGAACTTGAAGATTTCAGAAGCCGTCCTTTTGGTCTTCCCTTAGAACGAGATTTATGTTTCAAAGGTAAAAAATTTCAAGACGTTATTAAATCTAATTAAATCACCATGGAATTAACTAACAATAATTTCAAACCATATTTAAAACAACAAAAAGAGTGCAAACACTGTGGTAAGAAATATTTTGAGAGCTTTAAAGACCCTGTAACGAATACATGGCATGGTGGAAAAGAATGTGATTGTTTTGCACTTTCATCTGGGTTTGTAATACCACGATCCAAGAAAGGATATGCAGAATATTGCAAAGTTCCACCTGAAAAATTACATAGCTTTAAGCAATCATTCAAACTAAAAGAAGAAGGGTATTCAACTAAAATTTACAGATGCTATCTAACTAACCCAGAAAGAATACTACCTCGAATATCAATTAAATTTTAATTGCCCATTTTATGAAAAAACTGAACTGTCCGATGTGCGAAGAAAGCAAACTGCAACACAGAACAAAAGACGAAACACATATTTATGTTTGTCCGCTCTGTTCTTTTGTCGGCTTTGAATACATTGATGAAAAAAGCATTGAGTATATTAAAGAGCTGTTAAACTAAATTATTAATTAAATAAAAACCTTATGAAGACACTAGACCTAACTACACAAATCCTTAATCAACAAAGAATTTGAAAAGATAAAGAACGAAAACGGATGGAACAGCAAACTTATTCCCAGATTATTAAACACAGTTTACCATTGTGTAATAACTGAGGAGTGTTGGAATTTTGTTAAAGAACACAAAAACCCAACAATAAACTTTAAAAACCTAGTGTTCTTTATTAATAAGAAAATAAAGGAAATTAAATCAGAATTATTTTAACCCTTACTATGATAGAATTTAAATTAAAAACACCCACCACATTTTCTATATCCTTTGAGTATAACCAAGGAATTGTTGGATTATGCCAGATGATGAAAGGAACCAAAGGTTTAAAATGGGATGTTGAGAATAAACACTGGTGGACCAACATATCAGAATTTCAAGACGTTTACGATGAACTTGGAGATTATGACAGCACTGTTGATCAAAAAATTCTCACTTCTATTGAAAAAGTTAAGAAAGAAGAGAGAAAAGTACAGGCAGAGCTTGCAGACATTGATACACTTAAAAACTATACTGGAGATTTAACTATACCAGGATTGAATGCTACTTTATTTGAATACCAGAAAAAAGATGTGTACTTCATGTCTAAGAAAAAACGAGCGTTAAATGGAAACGAAATGGGGCTTGGAAAGACATTAGAAACTATATCTACTTGTTTAAATGTTGGCTTTAAAAAGATATTAATAGTAGCTCCCACAACTTTAAAGCATAATTGGATACGAGAAATAGAGAAATTCACAAATGAAAGCTGTGTTATGACAGATAATAATAATTTCAGAACTTTACTTGCAAAAATTAAACTAAGCAGATTCGTAGTTGTTCATTACGAAATGATGAGAAAATACATTAAAGAAATTATACCAATGGGATTTGATTGCATTGTGTGTGATGAGGCTCATAAGATAAAAAACAAAGATGCCAAGCTTACACAAGCTGTAAAACAATTAAAACCAGAAGGGATATTTCTCTTGACAGGAACTCCAATAATGAACAGACCAGAAGAACTTTGGAGTTTGCTAAACTACTTAGATTCTTCCAGATTCTCAAATTACTGGAATTTTGTAAGAAATTACTCAAATGTAGTAAAAACCAGATGGGGATATGAAATATCAGGATTAAGAAATGCAGAGGAACTGCACAAGTTATTAAATTTATATATGTGCAGAAATCTAAAAAAAGACGTTTTGAAAGACCTCCCTGAAAAACTGCAATATCCAGAAGAGGTAGAAATGCACCCAGACCAGAAAAAAGCTTATGCTAGTATGCGAGATGATTTTAAAACATGGTATGAACGAAACGAAGATGGAGATTCAGACAATGAAGGAATTGTTTTGGCTAAACTTATAAGGCTGAAGCAGATGGCTGTTCTTCCACAAATGGTAGGTTCAGATGCACCAAGCTCAAAAATGGATAGGCTCGCAGAAATAGCGGATGAATTATGTGAATCAGATAGAAAGATCATTGTGTTTTCCCAGTTTAAAGAAGTAGTGAGATACGTCCACAAACTTTTGCTTCAACACGGAGTTTGTGAAATTACTGGCGATACTCCTCTTGATGTTCGTGATCAACTGGTACAGGATTTCAGAACAAACCCCAATAAAAAAGTATTTGTTGCAACTGTTCAATCTTGTGGGCTTGGTTTAACTCTAACAGAAGCCTCAGTTGTTATTCATGTAGATAAAATTTGGAATCCCCAGTTAATCAACCAAGCAAACGACAGAGCCCACCGAATTGGGCAAAAAAACACAGTTCATATTATTTCTTTAATTGCCAGAGGAACTATAGATGAAACCATTGAGGATAAACTTTTTAATAAAGAAGAAATGTTTAACAAAGTTGTGGAAGGAAAAGACATAGACAAAATCTCAACCAAGTTAGATATTAAAGATGTTTTAACAGATATTTTATGAATATTCCACAGTTTGAAAAAAATATGATTTTAGAATGTACTCAATGTGATACATTCCTAAGTTTTGTTAATGACAAATCTGTAATTTCAGGAGAAGCTATAAGTGAATATTTATTTAAAGGTAAAAAATGCACAAATTGTGGAGGAAGGGCGTTTAACTATGGCACTCCATATGTTATTAAATCAAACAACACAGATGAAATCATGTTTATAGGTCACATATCAGAGTTGCAAAGAATATGCAGAGCTCAATACCCAAATTGTGGAACCTGTGATTTCTTACACGAATGTGAAAAAGGGCAAAAATATCTTGAAAAACAAGCAAAGAAAATATTTAAAACTCAAAAATGCTCTTAGGTTGATGTATAAACAACGAAAAACAATTTAACAATGTGGATATCAAAAACAAAGTTTAAACTCAACTATCATTCAGTTACATCAAAAATATTAATAACAAATTAAACGACACTTGTGAATTAAAACCATATGATAATTTATCAAAATAATATATTTCTTAATTTTTTAACATGAAAAAACTCATTTCCCTTTTATTTATTCTATTTGGGCTAACATTTTTGTACTTTATTTTATACAGTTCTGGAAATATTGTATCCTTTATTGGTACTGCACAAGCTTACGAAGATTCAGATTTCTATAATGCAGATGCACAAATTTACAAAGATGCAGGAGAAAAGTTTGGATACCCTTGGCAGATAATTTCAGCCGTACATTTCATAGAAACTGGATATTCCAGAAGAAAGTTTAGTTCAGACAGCTATAAAAATGCTAAAGGATGTATGCAGTTTTTACCTTCAACTTGGAATGGAAACTGGTTTTGGAATAACAGTGAGAAAAAATATAAACAAGCTAAAGGATTTGGTGTTGATGGAGATAATGACGGAATTGCAGATATTTACAACTGCTCAGATGCTATTTATTCAGCAGGTAATTATTTAAAACACGGATTGAAAGGAGGTAATTATTGGGCTAGTATTTTTAATTATAACCATTCCAATAAATATGTTGCAAAAGTATGGAGAGAAGCATTAAACTTAGGATGGACATACTAAATAACACTCATGCAAATCATTTTAAAAGATGAAACACTAGAACTAAAAGGAAGACGCCTATTTAAGGAAGATAAATTTGCAGGTTTTGTAATATGGTATGAACAAGATGGTAAAAATATAGCTAATATTAAATTAAAGGCAAACATTGCAAGAGCTGATATAAAAGGATATGGAAACGTTTTTAGGTATGTATTCACAAAAGAAATTGCCACAGAGATATTATATGAGCTAATTAAAGACCCAGAAGAGTATCAATATTCCGTGTTTTCAACCATATTTACTGAATTTAAACACCAAGAAAACAGTTTTATTCCTAATAATGAAGCAGCCCAAAAATGCCTACTTTTGAAAACTCACAAAAATTCGGAGAGATCGGAGAGCAAATCATCTTCGAACACTACAGAAAAAAACATTCCACTATTGGAGTGCTTTCAGTGGTAGATAATAAAAAATATCAAGATTTAGGAATTGATGCAATAGTTTTATACCAAATTGATGGAGTTGTTTATGCTAAGACAATAGATGTTAAAACTGATGACAGGCTCCATACTACAGGTAATGTGTTCTTGGAGACAAAAACAGCACAAAAAGATGGAAATTTTGTTTCTTCAGGAGCTGAATTCTTTGTTATTTATGACAGAAAAGATAATGTTATTTACAATATTCCTTTATACCCTCTCAAAAAATTTATAGAATCAAATCCTGAGATCATTTCTAACCATGTAACATCTGAGCCTGTTGACGTTGAGGATGGAAACCAGATTATTTCAGAAGGTGATTTAATATCTCTATCCACCCTACTTTTAAATAATCTAGCATTCCCTGAAAATTGTCTAGTTAATCCCGATGAGTACTTTCCAGAAATAATTATAAAATAATGCAAACCAAAACAGACAGACGGGAAAACCTAAGAAGAAAATCAAAATTTTCTCCAGTTTTGCACAGCTCTATCCGCTCTAAACTACAGCTTTTAAATCTTTCAAGAAATTTGAAAGAATACTACACCTCAAAGTTTCATTGGGGCCGATCCGCAGAAACCGAGTAAGGTGTAATATCCTATAAGAAATTTTAAACTAAAATAAATTTAATTTCAACTGTTTTTACTATAAATTTTGTCAAGTAAACAAAGAAAATAATGTTTTGATTTTTGGCTAAATAAAATGTATACTTATGACGGTTTTAAAAATACTAAGAGTTAAGTATTAAGTTATTTTAGGCCGATTATAATATTTTATTAATTAATTCTTATTTACTATGTCCTATTTACCAACTGATGAAGAACTGGAAATTGAAAGCCATAATGTTAAACTTATATGGCACCCAGAATTTATCCCTTTTTACCCAGAACTAATAGGAAGATTTAATGCTGAAACAAGCATTCCTCTTTTTGGGTTTATTAAGTTTTTCCTTTCAACTGGAAATAATCGAAGGTTTTATTTTTCAAACGAACAGCTAGCTCTTTTTTTAAATGTAAATGAACGAACCATTCAGAGAGCATTGAAAGAACTGAAAGAAGCTGATCTGCTGGTAGTTAAACTTATGCAAAAAACTGGAGGAGGTATTCTTAGGTTTATTGAATTACACGAAAACTACAAGGAAAACATGAAACATAAAGGAAAACCACTAATAGAAGAATTACCTCATGACACCAGTGTCGCTTTGGAAGATGACACCTGTGTCATGTCTAACACGACACCAGTGTCGCTTTCAGAACACGACACCAGTGTCGCCTCTAACACGACACCAGTGTCGCTTTCATATATAAAGGAGAAACAATTAAAAGAGAATCAAATAAATAATAATCACTCTAGCGCGAGAGAGGAAATAAATTTTGTTGCATGTAATGATGATGGCAGTGAAATAAGTAGGAAGAAGATAAATAAATCTGGAGCAGTTATAAAACCAGGCGATTGCAAAAAGGCAGTTTTAAAATTCTATGAAGACACAGGACAGATTCAACCAATAGGAGAACACGCATGTTATTTTCAACAAGATTTAGCTCAAATGAATGCAGTGTTACAAAACGAGGTAGATGTGCAGAGATTGGTAGAAGGAGCATTAGATTATTTTTCATGGAAGAAAGTGTCAGTATGCAGAGTTTCTACAGCTATGAAACAAGCTAGAAGGCTTTCCCTAGAAAAAGATTCAGCAAAACTAGGCAATAGAAAAGCAGAGAACGCCAGTAAACCATGGATACGAGATTATTCTAATGTAAACTATGACGACCCAGATGTAGAAAAAAGAACTATAAAATTTGAAGATGATTAATTTTAATTCTTTACAAACTAACTATATTTTACAAACTAACCATTTTAAAATGACAACCATCAAAGAAGATTTAAACCAAATGTATGATAAAATTGTTAAGAACTGCCAAAAGTGTGGAGGGCAAGGAACAATTTTACTAAAACCATTCACACCAGGAGTATCAGAGGTAGTTACTGATTGTGAATGCAGACATAATTACAGAGCAGAACGAGATTACTATCTTATTATTTCCAATTCAAACATCCCAAAGTTTCAAATAGAACAAAAACCTATAGAAAATATGCCAGAAACAGATATGTTTTTTAAGATAGGAATGTTCGATAAAGCAAAGACAGGATTATTAGTGTTGGGTGCGTTTAGAACAGGCAAGACAACTTTTGCTTGTGATTTCCTTAAGAAGTGTGCCAGAGAAGGACACAGCGTAAAATTTTGGGATTTTTCAACCCTTGTAGAAACAATGTGGAGAGGAGAAGTGAGAGAAGGAGATTATAAAGCATATGATGAATGTTTAACAGTAGATATTTTATGCCTAGACGATATTCTTAGTGTAGAAAGAGAGCATGATTTTGCAGATAGAAAGTTATCCACTATAATAAACACAAGGTATAATAATATGTTACCTACAGTTTTTACAACAAACGCATCCAAGAAAATATTATCAGAAAAGATGAACGAAAGAACATATAGAAGGCTAGAAGAGTATTGTAAATTCATTAATATATAATTTATGTTTAAGTTCTGTGCTTCTTTAATAATAGCATTTATAATATCATTCGGATTTACTATTCTTATTTATTCCTTATGGTTTTTGACCAAAGCTATTATTACAGGAATCTTTACAAAAGAAGACTTTGACACTTCTTTCCATGAAAACCTACTAAAAGCACTTACAAATAAACGATATTTATTTTTTATTACTCTTCCCTCATTTATATTCTTATTTTTTAAATTTTTCTTTGGATGACACAACTTTTACAAATATTTTTTACAACCATATTAACTACAACAACTGTTGTTTTCACAGCTTTACTCATTACAATTGGTTTAATAGGTATGAGAATACTATTTAAACACTTGAAACCAACTGCAAAACGTCCTGTAAGTAAAGAAAACATGAAAGTAGATTTTATTGAAGAAATAACTAATGAAATTTTTCTTACTTGGGGAAACCTAGCACACACGTTTTTGTATGCTTATATAGCATGCTTACTTTTAACTGTTATTAACTAACTAACCAACCACCATGAATGACGAATTTGATATAGAACAATACCTAAACGAAAAAAACCTACCATATAAAATAGTTTCAGACCAAATAAATTTACAAACATGCCCATTCTGTGGAGACTGTAAATTTCATTTTTATATTGGACCTTCTAAATTTGCGTATGACTGCAAAAAATGTGAAGAAAAAGGATCATTTAATGCAGTTATGAAACATTTTGGTGATTTAACTATAAATCCAGATCATGTAACCATAAAAAGCACAGTGCAAAACAGACCACCCATGTCAGTTCCTACAACAAATCCTCAAGATTTTAACTCAAAGTTATATTTAGAAGATGAAATACTAGATTGGCTTAGAACTAAAAGAGGATTCAAAGACACAACAATAAACAGGTTTACTATAGGATGGAATGGAGAGAGAATAACGATACCTATATATGACAGAGGACGATTAGTTAATTATAGATACCGTAAAGATTTTAGAATTGATGACGATTCAGCTAAGGTTAAGCAAGAATATAATTGCTTTCCAGGATTATTTAATGATGGAGACATAGACGGAAAATCACATATAATTTTATGTGAGGGAGAACTAGATGCTATGTCAGTTTGGCAGGCTATCGAAGAACATGACAAAACTCTACATAATAAAATAGCAGTTATTTCAGGAACCCTAGGATGTGGAAGTTGGAAACCAGAATGGACTAAACGATTAGAAGACGCAAAGAAGATACAAATTTTTTACGATAATGATCCTAAAGGACAAAAAGGAGTTATTAAAGTTGCAGAAGAGTTGGGATTTAAAAGATGTAAACGAATACAACTAGAAAATTTTAAAGATGCCAACGAATATTTCTCACAAGGAAAAACATTTTCTGATTTTTTAAATGACGTAAAAGAAGAAAATATAATAAGAGAAGATGATGCAATAAAGCATTTATCAGAATACAGCAAATATATAGAAGACTACTTAGATGGAAAGATTAAAGATGAAGGGATAAAAACAGGGTACCCACGATTGGATAAAATTCTAGGAGGGTTAAAACCAGGGCACGTAGCAATACTTTCTGGAGAAACATCAGCAGGAAAATCAGCATTAGCAGTTAATATAATGTACAATGTATCATCTAACGACAAAATTCCAGTTTTATATTATTCAATGGAACAACCACCTCAAGAAATAGCAAATAGACTTTTACTTATAGATTCTGGAGTATCTAATGAAAGTTACAGAGATAGATTATTTAAGACAGCAGAACTAACAGAACTAAAAAACTCTTTGATTAAATTTGAGGAATACCCTATTTACTTTTGGGAAGAACAACAAAGACTTACAACCAAAAGATTTGCAGAAACTCTATCTCAATCAGTACAGGAAAAAGGGACAAAACTAGTAATAATTGATCATGGACTATACTTTGCTATAGGAAGTTCTGCAACAGCTACTCGTTCTGGAGAGGTAGGAGATTTGGTAAGGTTTATAAAAACACAGGCACAAATAAACAATGTACCAATTATTCTTTTATGGCACACAAAGAGATTAGAAAGAGGGAGGAAAGTACCAACAACATCAGATTTAAGAGAAAGCTCTATGGTAGAAAAAGATGCCGATATTATTATGTTTGTTGTTAGGGATTTTTTAGGAGATGATCCGCTAGCAGGAGCAGAAGCATTTGTTCACGTTGAAAAGAACAGAGCAGGAGGAACTATAGGAAGAATGCCATTAACCTATGATATGGATACAACTAGATTTAAAGAAACCCCAGGAATTATTCAAAACTCTACAACTACACAAACTCAATCAAATGAAACACAACCAACTACAGATGACATCAAAGAAATAGAAATTTGAATTGACAATGAAAACAAAGTAAATTAAAGTTTATACACTTAAAATTTGAAAATGCAAAATGGAGTATACTTTAAAATAAATTGTAATAATTGTATAAAATGTGGTACTTGTGTAGCTTGCTGTCCTCATATGGCTATAACACAAAAGCACGGGGAATGCCCAATTATTGATAAAGAGAAATGCCTTGCCTGCGGAGTGTGCAATAGCGTCTGCTCTATCCCAAACACCATTGATAAAGTTAATGAAAAATTTGAAGATGCAAATACAGGAAATTAAAACATGTAAATGTAATTACACAACTCTTGTTTCTATTGACGTTTCAGAGGAACAAATTTGTGGAAAGAAAGATGGAGCTAATTTAAACCTTCATTTGAATGGTGTTAGCAGACAAAAATATCCTAGAAAAGGAGAGTGGAGGTGTTCACTTTGTGGAAACACCAATTATGTGAGAGTTGATTTTGATGAAACAGGAAATCCAATAGTTCTTTAAACATGTCAGCAAATTCTTAACAGGAAGGCTTCGACTAACTTTCTGTTTACCATAGAGATATTTACTTGTTAAATATTAAATGTAATTTCAGTGACATCTAATTACACAGAATTTGTTGATATGTTTAATTAACTATTAAAACTATGAATACTTATATCACTTCTGAAAGTGTAACAGAGGGGCACCCAGATAAAATTTGTGACCAAATATCAGATGCTATTTTAGATGCATGTTTAGAAAAAGATCCAGAAAGTAGAGTTGCGTGTGAATGTTTAATTAAAGATTATAATCTTATAATCGCAGGAGAAATATCTAGTGATGCAGATGTGGACTATGGAAGCATAGCTTTAGGAGTACTTGAAAAAATAGGATACTCTAAAGACGATATAGAAAAATATTCTAAAAACCTACAAATTTTAATTAGTGAGCAATCCTCAGACATTGCTCTAGGAGTTGATGAAAATGAAACAGCCCAAGGAGCAGGAGATCAAGGAATAATGTATGGCTATGCGTGCAAAGAAACACCAGAACTTATGCCTTTACCGCTAATGATTGCACACAGATTATGTAAAAAATTAGCTTCATTAAGGAAGCAATATTCAGAAACGTGCCCTTTTCTACCTGATGGAAAAGCTCAAGTAACCATAGAGTATGATTCTAAAGGACAACCTATTGCTATTGATAGTATAGTTGTTTCAACTCAACACAAAGAAGATATAACCCAAGAAGACTTAGAAACATATGTAATAGATAATGTTATTCTTCCTGTATGTAACTATTTTGGAGAGAATCTATTAAGAGAGAAAATTGCAGTTAATCCACATTTTGATAAATCTACAAAAGAATTATCAGGAAATGTTGAATATACTAAGTTCTATATTAATCCAACTGGTAAATTTGTAATAGGGGGAGCAATGGGAGATTGTGGACTTACAGGGAGAAAGATTGTTGTTGATACATATGGAGGAGTAGGAAGAGTGGGAGGAGGGTGTTTTTCAGGAAAGGATCCATCAAAAGTAGACAGAAGCGGAGCTTATATGGCAAGATTTCTTGCAAAATATTTAGTTGAATCTGGATATGGCGATGATATAACAGTTCAATTAGCATATGCTATAGGAGTAGCTGAACCAGTTGATGTTTCTATACATGGTAAATTTGATGAAGGAAGTACCCCAGAGATGGCATATACTACAATTAAATCTAACTTTGATTTAACCCCAGCAGGTATTATAAAAAAGTTTAATTTAAAACGACCAATTTATAAAAACACTGCTACATTAGGACACTTCGGAAATGAAGAATATCCATGGGAACAGGTTTCAGTTCAAGAACCACTCGAACAAGAACGAGAAGGGAAGATTATTGACGATATGTCAGAGGGAGGAGAGATAAAAGACGAAATATATGAATAGTTAATCTAAGGGCGACTAGATTAATTAAAACAGATAAGTTTAGAAAATCTAATCGGTAGGCGGATTATAAAATATAGCCTTCACTATTTATTATTTAAATACTTACATCATGAGTACAAAACTAAATCTGCCCTCACAAGAGGACATAGCAAAACAAACCCCTAAATTTTCTATGCTTCAAAACCAAGAAGAGTATATAGGATATATAGGAGCTATCAGAGAAATACAACAAGATGCATACAATAACCCCGGAGTTAAAGAAGATAGGCTAGCAGTTGATATGCTAGTTATTTCTGAAAAGGACGGAAGCCCACTTGTAGGACACCCAGATGAAGGAAAAGAGGAAGGAGACCCTATAAAACCTTTATCTTTGATGATTACCAAGTATGGAGTTAATCCATCAGCAATGGGATTCCAAAAAGACAATACCCCTTCAAATTTTAGAGCTTTAATAGCATACGGATCTGGACAGAATATTGCAGGAGGTCTCGTATTGGATTCTCTTGATGATCTTGTTGGAAATTATATTGCATTTTCTTGCATTCATAAATCTAAACAAGATGGAACAGTGAAACATACCGTAGGACAGTTTAAGAAACTACCTAAGAATTTTGTTACACCAGACCAAGCAACTAAGAACCTACATAAAGCTGCTTTTCAGAATATTCTCAATGATATTACTGCAAAGCAGGTAGCTAAGGCTCAAGGAGGTTCTCAAGCTTCTAATAAATCTGCTAATTCAACAACACAAGCAGATAAATTTCTAGCAATAGATTAAACACAAACTTTCTTATAAGTGTCGCCCGCTTATAAGGTTACTTTTTATATCCTAACCAAATTTACAATGAATGCACAAAAAGCAGTAGATAAAGTTCTACACGAAGTTTTAGATGAAATAAACATAGGACTAGAATCTCCTTTAAAAAAACGTATTAAAGAAGAGGAAATAAAGCTAGACAAGCAAAAGGGTTTAGAAACTCTTATGAAACGAAAGGAAGAATTAGAAAAAGAAATAGAAGAAAAAGAAAAGGAAGTAAGAGAACTCAAACTTGAAATTGGAAGAAAAGAAGAACACATTGATTTAGAAGATGCAAAAGAAAAGTACAATCTATCTGATGAGCTATTTTCATACATCAGAAAAACTCACTCCTCGTATTATAAAATTAAGGAAACTATTATTGAAGCATATGTGAATCTAAAAGGATCCACAGTTTTAGAAAACTATATAAATTATTTACAATTAAATAAATCTGTTTTAAGACAATTTAGTTTAGCGTCAACAGTTAAAGAAAAGAGGCAAATAATTTACGGACTTCAATGCCAAGATTGGAGAGAAGTTGGAGTTAATGTTCCAGATACTCCTAATTTAAGCCAATTTAAAATAGAGGAAGGAAAACTTGTATTACCAAATGAACCTTTTTTACTACCAAGATATTCAAACGAAGTAATACTAGAAGCATAATTACTTCTATTAACACACAACAATGAAATCAGAAATAATAACACCAGAAACATACGATAGAATTTTTCAATTACAACCTTGTTGTGTGGAATGTGGAAGCAATAATAAATGTCAAGTACACCATAGATGGTTTAGAGGAGATATGGTGGAAATGAAGGAGTTTATACAAACCTATGGGTTTATGTGGAATGAAAGCGACATTCAAAACTTAGTTGTTCTTTGCTACAAATGCCACGACCCAGAAAGAACAGGAACAGGAATACATGGAGGAAACATTTTACTTAGAGAAAAATATAAACTCTCATATACAGACGAAGAAACAGGAAAGAATATACCATTCGATCCGTATGAATTTAAACAAAAATATTATAATCACTCAGAAAACTCTACATTTATTCTTAATTCACCTTGGAAATGAAAATTCTAATAGATGCGTCTAACCTATTTTACAGAATCGCTTTTACATTAGGTCAACAATTTAGTGTAGAGGCTGTATACTTTGGAGTTTTACGAAGCTTATATGCGTTAAAGAAGGAGTATCCAGAATATGATCAGTTTTTATGTTTAGATAGATACCCGAAAGAAAGATTTAAATTATATCCTGAATATAAAGCAGGAAGAACTAAAGCAGAAGGAGGACAATTCGTGAAACAGTTAGATCCGTTTAAGTTTCTATGTGTGTGCTATGTAGCATTTGCAGAAGAACACGAAGCAGATGATGTAATTGCAACCCTAGCACAACCAAATGATATTATATATTCAGCAGATGATGATTTCTTACAATTACTAACTTCTAAAAATATTAAAGTTTTAAAACCTAAATCTTTCAGCACACCTCAGAGAATAGTAGACGAGAACTATGTACTAGAAAAATATGGAGTACTACCAAATAAGCTTTTGTTTTTTAGAATAGTTAGAGGGGACACATCAGATAATATTAAAGGAATACCAAGATTTAATGGTAAAGCTTTACTAGAATGGGCTGAAAATTCAAACACTATAGAAGAATTTATTTCTGGAGAAAAAGCTCCTGAAAAATACAAAGATTTAATAAAAAGCAACAAGGAAATTTTAGAACGAAATTTTAAGTTAATGACTCTAAAAACAGACCTACAAGCGGACATAAAAACTAGAACAAATAGGCTAGAACTATTACAAGACTTTATGAATGAAATGGAAATGAACTCTTTAATTCCAAAACTTAAAGATTACAAAACTGTTTTCAATCTTATAGGAGAAATTAAAACGGAAGACACTAGCATAAAAATAAGTAAGTTTAAAGAGGTAGAATACAAAGTAGAGGAGAACAAAACTTTTATTAATATTTAAACTTATTATTATGACTTGCATTATAGCTTACAAAGAAAACGGAAAATCATACATAGCAGGAGACAGAATGGGAAGTAATGGATGGACAAAGATTCGTTCTAACACACCAAAAATATTTAAAAAAGACTCATTTTTATTCGGATACACTAGCACCTTCCGCATGGGGCAGATATTAGAACATGAGCTGATTATCCCTAAACGAAAGGTAGATCAAACACTAGAAAACTATGTTTACACAGACCTTATCTACAAAATAAGAACTTGTTTCAAAGACAATGGATACGGATGTAAACCCACAGACGCAGTTTCAGAAAAAGCAGGAAATTTTATATTTATTTTGGAAGGGAGAATTTTTGAAGTTCAAAATGACTTTTCTGTTTTAGAACATGAGGAGTTTTGTTCTATAGGAAGTGGTGAAGCTCATGCACATGCAGCTTTAGAAGTTTTAAAATCTTTAAAAAGATATTCACCAAAGGAAAAACTAAAGAAAGCTATGTCAATAGTGGCTAAATTTGTAGTTTCAGTTACCGAAGAATGTGACGTTTTATCTAATTAACCAACCTAAAATGATAGTAATTTCAATTGACCAAAGCACAAAAAAACAAGGAGTTACAATTTGGAGTAGCACAGACATGAAAGAGTTTACCCCAGAATATACAATACAAATTGATTTAACAGGAGGTAGAGAACTACCATTAGGAGATAGAATGCAGAAATTCGCAGAGTTCTATAGTGAATTGTTTACGCTATGGAAACCAGATCATATAGTTACAGAAAATCCAAGCACTTTGTTAAGAATTGCTCCTGGAGAAACAGGAAGACAGCTTTGTGAAACTTTTGGACTTCTTAGATATTTAAGCATACAAGGAGGAAGAGAACTACACCAAATTAGCCCTATGCAGGCAAAGATAGCTTTAACAGGAAGTGGCAGAGCAAAAAAACCAGATATGATAAAAGGAGCACAAAACTTTTTCCCATGTCTTAACATTACAACTAAAGAAGAAGATAAAGCAGACTCTTTAGGAATAGGTATGTTTTATATTGCAGATAAGATCCTAAAAATAGATACAAAAAAAATATTCGAAAGTTTACAAACATCTAAAAATTCGTTAAAATTTAATAGTATCTAAGCCATTTATAACCTAACTATAATATTATGCTTTCATCAGAAATAAAATTTCTCTCTCCATTTCTTAAATTAAAATCATACGGAAGTAAAACACCAATTTGTGTTCTTTATAAAGAAAAAGTTATTTTTACAAATTACGCATTTATATATGAAAACACCAATATAAAATTAAAGAACATGATATCTGATGGAGTGGCTTGTGAAACTCCTATTGTTTTAGATCATAAATTCCTGAAAGAAATACACAAAAGTTTATTTTTTACTATAAGTAAAATAAATGAAACTTCTGTGGAGTTTATGATATCAAGCAAAAAGGAAAGTAAAACAATTATATTTCCAAGGATAATACTAGATAATCTACTATCACAACAATTAGAAACTATGGTAGAGGATGATTTTGAAAAACCAAAAATAACACAAAGAGAAATAAGTTTAAACACAGCATATGTTAAAAACATACTCGAAGTTTTTTCTGCTGATAATCAAGACAGCTTCACAACACAATGTATATACCATACACTTTCAGCTACCAACCTTAAAACATATAAGGTTTTGTTAGAATCCACGAACGGTTTCCATCGTGTTGTTTTGATGCCTATTGTATAGCCAATAATATATAAAACAAATTTTTATTTAATAACACCTAAACTATGAAAACCAAAGCAAAACTGTTTGATTCCACAGACCCAAAACTAAATGCTAAAATTAATAGCTTTTTAGCACACCCATCACGAGAGTTTATACAAGCTATTACAGCAGGAAGTTCTATTGTTGTATTCGTGAACTTTAGAAACGAACTAAATAATGAAGAATGTACTGATGAGACTTGTGAATCCGAAACTGAACATGAAATAAAACCAGAAGATTTACCATTTTAAGCATAAACCATTAGTAATTAACACCTAACCTAAAACACACATATGGCAGCCCAAATAACACCAGAAAAACCAATGAGAACATTAGCAGATTTAGACAAAGAGTTCGGCAAAGGAGAAATAACTATTTTAGGACAAATGACAAATATAAAAGTAGAGAGAATTTCTACAGGAATACCATCATTAGATTTAATTTTAGATGGTGGTATTCCAAAAGGACGAATTACTGAAATGTATGGTCCGGAAAGCTCAGGCAAGACAACACTATGTATGCAGATCATAAGTGAATGCCAGAAAAAAACAAAAGGACAGAATGTAGGATTTCTAGATGTTGAACAAGCATTTGATGAAACTTATGCACATACTTTGAACATTGATCCAAACAGACTATATTTCTCAAGACCAGGAAGCGGAGAACTTACATTCAAAATGATAGAAAAACTTTTAGATTTAAACCTAGATTTAATTGTTATAGATTCAGTTGCGAACATGACACCAATGTCAGAGATTAATGGAGAATTTGGAGATGCCACAATGGGAGCTATGGCAAGAATGATAGGTCAAGGTTTACGAAAAATAACTGCTAAGGTTTCTAAGAAAAACACAGCTATTATTTTTATAAACCAGTTGCGAGCAAAAATTGGAGGCTACGGAAATCCTGAAACTACCACAGGAGGAAATTCTCTAAAATTTTATTCTTCATTACGTTTAGACGTAAGGCGTAAAGGAAAACTAGAGAAAGGAAGTGGAGTTACAAAAGAAGTTATAGGACAAACAATACAAGTTAGAATAATGAAGAACAAATGTGGAATAGCTTTTAAAGAAGCTGAATTTGACTTAATGTATGGACAGGGAATTTCAGTGTTTGGAAATTTACTAGAAACTGCCGTAAATGCAGGTGTAATAGAAAGAGCAGGAGCATACTACAAATTTAAAGACATCAGCATAGGAATGGGAAGAGAAGCAGCTAAGAAATATTTAGAAGAAAACACAGAGGTTTTAGAAGAGATTGAAAAAATGTTAGGAGCAACCAGAGATGTTTCAGAGGAGAAATTTATAGAAGCAGATCTATGAAAATAGACTACATAGAAATAGGAGGATATAAACACACGTTTCTTACTTATGCAGAAAAAGTGGAAACTCTTACAAAATTACCACAGATGACAGGAAACTTTGTAACAGTAAGTAAATTTTCATGGAGGGAGAAAGACGACGAACCAGAACCAGATTTAACACAAATAAAGTGGATTAAGTTCCCTAAAGGATCAGAGGATATTGTTGGAGATCTAAACCAACAAATAATAGGGTTTGAAAAAACAGATGATGACGAGTATACTATAAGAAGTATATCAATTAAAACTAAACAACAAAATGGATAAATTTTTTATTAAGCAAATGCTCACTACATATAAAGATTTTCCCAAAAAGGGCATAGAGTTTTTAGATGTTTTCCCTCTACTAGAGGAATCATATACAGTAGACAAAATAGCACGAGAAATAATAAGGATATTAGATGTGAAAAAGGTAGATAAAGTTGTTGGTATAGAAGCACGAGGTTTTATATTAGCATTTAAAATAGCTTCTTTATTAGGAGTTCCATTCAAACCAGTTAGAAAGAAAGGAAAACTTCCAGGAAATGTAATAAGCAGAAAATCTAAAAATGAATATGCAGAGGAAATTCTAGAAATGCAGGAGGGTTCTATAGATAAAGGAGACAGAGTAATAATCATAGATGATATTCTAGCAACAGGAGGAACAGTAAATGCAGCTATAGAAATAGTTTCTGAAATGGGAGGGATTGTAAAAGGAGTAGGGTTTATAACAAGAATAGAGAACTGCAAAGCAGTTGTACAAGGGATGTGTCCTATAGCATTTGCTCTTTAATTAGTTAAAAATGAGAAACGAAATTTTATTTGTTTGTGCTATGGATTTAGAGAAACAATGGATCCAAGCAGAATTAGTTAGACAAGGTGCAGATTTAACAGATTTTGAATTTAAAGTTTTAGGTGTAGGACCTATTCAGACATCTTTTAAACTCACTCAAACTTTGATGGAACTTTATGAAGATGATATTGCACATGTAGTTAATGTAGGATTTGCAGGAGGAGTAAAGGAAGGACTCCAAATAGGTCAAGTTTGTCATATAAATGAGGTTCATTACGAAGACACTTACTTTCCCATAGAATTACAACAATACCAACCACAAAAGATAGTTTTACTTCCTATTCAAGAAGGATCAAAAACTTCATTGCAAACAATGAACTCTTTCAAAGAAAGTGGAAATTCTATCAAAGGAGATTTAGTAGATATGGAAGGATATTCTGTAGCCAAAGTTTGCAGAGAATTTGGTTTAAATTGCCACATTATAAAAATAGTTAGTGACCTAACAAACAAACAATCTTCGCATGATTTTAAAGATGCATTCAAATTAGAAGGAACGGAAATAGCAAAAACACTCATAGGTTTAGTTACACGAATCAAAAATGTAAATAACAAGTAAAGAATCAAAACAAAGTTTTAAATTCAATGTGCTTAATCCTTATTCCATTTTCTATTGACTTAACAATACTAGATATTATATATTTGAAAAGGTTAGGTAATTAGGCATTTATGGTTGAAGCAAATAGCCCTATCAAAAGATGGGCTATTTGCGAACAGAAAACAAAAACAAAGAAAAAAAGATTGACAATGAAAACAAAGTAAACTAAACTTTATATATCTAACCAATATACAATGCAAATTACACTACAAAGTTTTGATAAATGTGATAGACTAGCTGTTGATATTGAAACAGAACCTGTAAAACAATTCGATGTCCCAGAGTTCGGAATGATGCCAGAAAACGGAAAGATTCTAGGTATAGGAATATATCACCCAGATATAGGAGGGTATTATTCACAAGAGAATGAATTTGAAGATCTTAAAAAGCTATTTAAAGGAAAGAGTTTAATTTTTCATAATGCTAAGTTTGATGTTAAATGGCTCAATTATTATGGATTTAATATAGGAGATAATATTGACGATACAATGTTAATGTTAGATTTGATACTAGCTCCAATGAAAAGAGGGTTGAAAGCTGCCTCAGAAAAATATTTAGGCAGAAAAATGCAAACCTTTGATGAAACTATAGCAGGAGGCGATAATAAACTCTCTATGGCAGAGTATTGTATAGAAGACTGTAGAGCAACGTGGGATTTATATGAATATCTAGAACCAAAATGGATTCATCCAAGACAGAAAAACCATTATAAAAAGATTGAAATCCCTCTTATAAAGACCCTAATAATGATGGAAAACACAGGAATGGAGGTTGATCAAATAGGCTTGAGAAAACTACATGCTAAATTAGTTGTTAAAGTAGAGGAAAGCTTAGCAGATTTTTATAAAGAGGTCTGCAATCACATTGATATTTCAACTTTTGATGATATAAAAATATATAAAACGAAGCCCAAAAAAGTTACTCCTATAGAACCGGTTAAATTAATGGGTTCGACACACAAACTAGCACAGTTAATGTATCCTAATGGAATGCCTATTGGAGGAGTAATTAAGAAAACTCCTACAGGAAAGATTCAAATAAACGCCGAGGTTTTAAGTAACATAACTAATATACACCCTCAAAATACACATGAGGAGTTTTGTGTTACTATCTCTGATCTTATACTAACATACAGAAAATATTTAAAGCTAAAAACTGTTTATGTAGAAAACATATTAAAATACTCATCACTAGATGGAAAAGTACATACTCAGTTCATACAATTCGGGTGTGCCACAGGTCGTTTATCTTCATCCAAGCCAAACATGCTTAACATTCCAAAAGTGAAGGACAAAGACTTTAATATTTATCAGCATTTTAAAGCAGGGGAGGGAAGAAAACTAGTTTCTATGGATTTTTCTCAGATTGAACTCAGAGTTATAGCACATATTTCAGAAGATGAAACTTTAAAACAGGCTTACATAGAAAATAAAGACATACATCAGCAAACAGCAGATATTTGTGGATGTACCAGAGATGAAGCAAAAGCAGTTAATTTTGGTATCAACTACGGTGGAGGATATTACACTCTCTCCCAAACTTTAAAGATTCCACAAGAAGATTCTAAGGAAATTATACGAAGATATTTCTTAAAATATAGAAAAGTTAGGGAATACCAACAAAACCAAATAGCAAAAGCTCATACAAATAAATGTGTATGGACTGCATGTGGAAGGATGATCCCCCTACCACAGATTAAATCTCCAGTAAAAGGAATTCAAATGGCTTGTGAGAGGTTAGCTATTAATGCACCTATCCAAGGTAGTGCAGCTGACATACAAAAAATAGCTTTAGCTAGACTTCATGATAAACTGCCAGAAGATTGCTATATAGTAATGCAGGTTCATGATGAAATAACCGTGGAATGTCCAGAAAATAAATCTTTAGAAGTTCAAGAAATAATGAAAAATGTTATGGAAAATGCTGTTAAATTAGATGTACCTTTAATAGCAGAAGGACAAATTGAAGATCACTGGAGAGAACTTAAATATTCATAAAACTCAATATGAACCATATAACAACAATACGAGTAATTTCTTTAGAATCTGGGAGAACTTGTGAGGTTTCTTTATCACGAGCGTTTACATCAGATAAATACAATGTACGATTTGCTTTAAAAAATCAAAACGGAAGCATTGAACAGATAGAAGTTGTAGAAACAGACGAAGACGCTGCATATGAGGAAGAATTAAGAGTGTTTTTACGTGAGGAAAATGAAATTATTTTTAATGAATCAAATGTATCTATAACTGAAGAAGTAATATCACAGGTGCAATTTAAACGAACTCATTCACGAGTAATTTCACATATAGGGTACATAGAGCAAACACAAACACTCATAGCTGTTTTCATAAAAAGGAGGAGTGAAAATGATATTTATGTTTATTATAATGTTCCAAAAAAAGTAGTACACTCTTTACCTTTAGGAATTAATTTTATGGCTAGTTTTACAAAGGAAATAAAACAGAAAGGATACAGATATGATAAGGAGGATAACCCAAAAATAAAAGACATTATACTAAAACACTTAACTTAAATAAAATGAAACAAACAGAAATAAAAGTTGAACGTCCTGAAAAAGATGGTATTCTTAGACTTCGTTTGAAAGAAGCTCTTGGAGTATACACACTTCATTTGATACATCTTTCAGATGAAGGCGAAATTTTAGATGTTTTAGTAGAAGAAATAAACATAGAAAAAACAACCCCAGAAGAATATTTTAATAAGGCTGTTAAATTTGCTAAAGCAACTTACACAATTACAGAAACTGAACAAAAACCAAACACAAATGATCTTATAAAAGATACTGAAAATTTGAAAACTATAGCATATAATTTAACAAAATTATTAGAAGAAGTAAGAATTTCTGAAATTGAACTTAAATGCACAAAAGATATAAGTAATAAGTTTTATACTATATCAAAATTTAATAACTCTTACACTAATCCCTCTGAACCATATGGTATAAAATGCAAATATGGAAGGATAGGAAATGCGGGAGAAGTTAAAAGATACACATTTAAAGAAGAACGTACCAGACATGCTTTTTTAGTAAACCTAATAACAGAAAAACTAAAAAAAGGATATAAAACTCAAAATCAATAATTATACAAATTATTAATTTGATATTAATTAAGAAAATTGTTAAACTCTAAGCAAGATTTTAATAATTACATTAATGAAAACAGTAAACAAGGTTTTAATAGTAGGGAATGTTTCTAGGATAACAACCCTAAAAGAAGGAGAAAACGGAGTTGGAAGATACTCGTTCGGTGTAGCAACTAACAGGGAATGGAAAACAAAGACAAAAGAATTAAAAAGTGTTGCAGAATTTCACAACGTGGTTGCATGGGGATGGTGGGCAACCCACTGTTCTGAACATTTAGAGATAGGAAAATATGTTTTAATTGAAGGATACCTTAATACTCTTAATTGGGAAGAAGACGGAAAAACTTTTTATAAAACAGAAATTGTAGTTGAAAACTTGATATTTCTAGATAAGAAAACAAATAAAACACTTGATAAATTTTAAACACTAAGTTATAATATTGAAGCTTTAATTTATAAATATTAGCAAAAAACAGTTCTTATATACGAGGAGCTGTTTTTTGTACCTACATAATTTTTAATTCCGTCAAGATAAAACAATAAAAACAATAAAAAAAACCTTTACAATGAAAACAATGTTTGTTAAAGTATTTATGTCGCTAAGATATATTTAATTTTAAATCCTTAACTCATTATCAATGAAAGCTGAAAATTTAACCTTTGTAAAAGTAAGACATAATGATAAAACTGAAATTACGTGCTTCAATAATTCAAAGTGGATGCTACAACCAAAATGGGATGGAATGCGTGCACAAATGATAATTGGTGAAAATGGAAACCAATTTTTCACTAAAGGACAAAAACTTAAAGGAATGCCAGGACATATTGTTGCAGGAAAAACTGATTTTTCTCATCTAGTTCCTCATCTTTCAACCAAGAAATTTGATAACATTCCAGTTGGAACTATTCTCGATGGTGAAGTTATTGGTACTTCATTTAAAGAAACCGTTTCTTTCTGTAAAAGAGGAACTGCTCAAGAAGGTTCAGATATTATATCTTTTATTGCTTTTGATATTGTTCAATTAGGAGATGAAGATTTAAAAGAGTTGTCTTTTAAAGATAGATTTGAAAAATTATCTAGTTTATGTTTACCAATTGCTGTTTCCCCTACACCACAAACCCTATCGGAAGATCGTTTATTTGAAGCCTTTACAGATAATAGTTGTGATAAAGTTGACTATGAAAACTATTTAAAAAGTGGATTTGAAGGAATTATTTTAAGAGATATAGCAGCAAAATATGGTAAAGGAGTTTTTAAGCTTAAACCAAAACCAAATGTAGATTCTGTAGTTTTTGGATTTAAGGCAGGAGAAAAAGGTTACGGAGCATATTTAGGAGATCCAATTTCTAAAGAAGAAATAGAAACTTTACTTACATCTCAGAGAAAAGGAGGAGAAAATACACCTGACGGATTAATTTCTTTAAAACAAGATTGCCCAACTGGAATGATTGGAGCTTTAATAACTGCTCAATGGAAATCAGAGGAAGACCCTATAGAAGAAAAAGATTTAATAGTTGATGAAAAGGAAATTGACGGAAAGAAAATGAAATTAATTTATGTTGCAGGAGCTAGTGGATTTGATTTAAATTATAGAACTGAGGTAACTAAAAAGTTTTGGAATTTAAAAGATAGTTTAGTTTTCAACAATAAATTAAAATGTTGGATACTTCCTAAAGATCAATTTTATGTTGTTGAAATGCAAGTTCAAGAACTTTCAGAGTATGGACACTACAGATTTCCTCAAATTTTAAGAGACCGTCAAGATAAAAACTCAGAAGATTGTATTTATGCTGACCAAGCCGAAGCAGTTTAATATGAAACCTTCTACAAGAAATTTAGGGCATACTAAAACTCTTTTCAAAGAGGGAGGAAAGTTTAAATGGGCACGCAGATATGAGCATTGTTTGAAATGTAAAACCACAAACCACAAACACCAAGGAAGCGGACTATGCTCAAAATGTTATATTTCTCAAGCAAAGGTTAGAAAATACAGAAATGAACAATTAAAAAAATACACAAAAAAATATAAAGAGATAATTAATATACGAAAAAACACATACATGAAAGCAAGAAGGCAGTATGATAATGAATACAGACTACAAAGAAATAAAATAGCTTTTAAATCATTTTCAAAGAATAAAGAAAAGAACATACAAAAAGAAGAACTAAAGATATTATTGAAGAGCCTTTCATTAAGAAAGATACTTAACAAGAAAAATATTATCTTAAATATAGAAGGAAAACAGCGAGAATTTCCGTTTGAAAACCTGGATTTTCTAAGTTCAAAACACCATAGCAAATATTCAGCTCAAGATACATTACAGATGAAACGAGACTATTTAAGTTTATTAGAATATTATAAATCATTTTGATTTTGTTTGCAAAACTCTATAAAAAATATATAATTTAGGTACTTTATACTAAATTGTATGAAAAAACATTACTTTTACATTTTTATTGGAATTATGCTTATATCTCTAACTCATACATATAGTTATAGAATAGGAACAGTAAAAATTCCAACACATACTAGAGTAGATGGAGTAGTGGTTACAGAACACTATAGAAGCAGACCAAACGCATACATTAATGACAATTTAAAACCAATCAAAGCCATTAAATTAATTCAAAAAACACCACAAAAAATATCAAAAGAATCTAGGTTTTACACACCTAGATTTTCCAGTTTAATTGAGAAAGTGCACACAACTAAGTTGCCTTTTATTAAATGATAATATATATTGAAGATATAAAACATAATTTACAGTACCAATGATCGAAAATTTTAGCAACCAAGAATACTTGCAGGATAATGAGCAAGTAGCAAAAATGAGATGTATAGATGATTTAAAACATAGTTTGTCTTTGGTAGAGGAATCCACAGGATTAGAAAAGGATTGGAATAAATGGAAAGGATGGGCAGATACAGCAAAGTTAGAAGAGATAATAAGCATGTTATCTTTTGTTAATGAGTGTATAGAAAACAGCAGGAAAGCTAAGGAAACATACGACCTCTGTTCAAAACTAAAAGAAAGTAATCTATTATCTACATCAGCCTTGAAGATTTTAGAAGGATTGGAGAACAAAGCAAGTAGTGGAAATAAGGAAGTGAATGAAAATTTCAGAGAATTTGTACTATTTGAATATAAAAGGCTCCCAGAAATAGAGAAAGCCGTTTTAGAATACTCTGCTTTTTTATCAGTTAGTGGAATTGAAGATAAGTTAGAAGGATTTGTTATGAAGTTTACCTCCAAAACAGAAGGTGATTTTTCTATGAAAAACATTTTAACGAAAGATAAATTCAAGGAACTTTCCCTAAGAAACAAGCAAGAATATTTACAGAAAGCTAAAGAGTATGTATTCAAGAATGACGGAACACAGGAAACAGAACACGAAACTACAAGAATAGACGTTTTGAAGAAGGCAATGTTAGAAGACAAAACTATCCCAGAATCATGGAAGATAAAAGCTAAAGTTTCAGATGCTTTTGTTGATGAACTTTATTCCAGAAAACCAGAGCTAAACGAAACAACTTTAAAATACCAAGAGGAATTAAACAAATATACAGGAAATGAAGAAACCTTTTCTATATCTGAGTTTCAACTTATGGATATCCCAGAAAGGAATGCAGAAATAAATAGAATTTCTAATATGAATGCAAAAAACATACCTACCGAAGGAAATATTATGAATGAGGTAAATGAGGAAACTGACCTAAAATATGTGTCAGAAAGCATAAAAAATTCTGTTGTATATAACAGAGTTACAAATGCAAATGAAGCAAAGACAATTTTACGAAATGGAACCCAAAGAGTTTTATCAGCAGGTGAAGAAATGGAGAGGGAAGACAATTTAATAGAAATGGGAGAAATTCTAAATATGACAGGTGCTACTAGGGAAGAGGTTAGAAAAATAGGAATGGTTTTCTTAGCACAAGATAGAATGTCACTTAACAATATTGCTGAATTGAGAAGGCTTCTACAAAAAAGCAGATCAGCAACACAGATTTTAGACACTTTAAATATTAAGCTTGCAGCATAATGAGAATTAATGTTAATAAAAAAAACCAATATTTTACAGCATTATCAGAGGATATTTCTGAGGATGAATGGGTAAAAACTGACTTTAAAGTTGTTTTAGGGGTTCTTGATAGAGTAGATACTAAAAACCCAACTTTAGGCTTTTCTCTTATTTTTAATGCTATGCAGAGAATAAAGGGAGTATTAGCAGATGCAGTGGGGTTTCCATCAAATAAGTTATTGAAGAACTTCCAACGTACAGGAACTTTTGGGCAGATGACTAAACACCAAATGAGAGATTTTGATATGGTAGCCATTTCTCTTTATTATCATCAACACTATGTAAATTTAGCAGCGTGGTTGATGTTAAATAGAATACCTCCTCTATCTAAAGACAGAGGAGAGGACATTCCTATCATAGTTGCAGGAGGACAAGCTCTGGCAAACCCAGAACCTGTTGCACCCATTTTAGATGTAATAGTTATAGGAGAAGGAGAAGAAGCAATTGTAGAGATAACAAAATCATTGAAGAAAAATAAAGGAAAACCTAAAGAGGACCGCTTATTTGAACTAACAAAAATACAAGGTGTTTATGTTCCTAGATTTTATGAGGAAAGATACGATGGAGACCGTTTAATAGGACATTTTCCATTAAGAGACGATGTACCAAAAATTATAAAAAAAGCCTTTGTAAAAGATTTAAGAAATTCCCTTCTATATCCACCAGAAGATACAGATACTCACGATAGGTATATTTGGGACTTCTCATCAGGTAAAGGAACAAAGGCTATTTGTGAATTGGAAGCAGCTAGAGGATGTCAAAACAAATGCTCATATTGTGCGTTATCTTTTTTCTTCCACCCACACAGAAAAATAGATGGAGATTCTATGAGTAAATTTGCAGATACATGTAAAGCCGTATGTGAGAAAAAGAATAAAACTTTAAAGCTCTTTATTTCAGCCCCAGATGTTACAGGGAATGAATTTATTGAAGAAGCATACGACGAATTACTAGCAAAATCTATAGAGGTGGTTTCATTAGATGCTAGAGTTGATAATTTCACACTAGAATTAGCCACAGCTAGAGCAAAAGCAGGATCAATTAGAGCCCTTTTTGGAGTTGAAGGATATTCTCAGAGACTCAGAGAAATGGTTAATAAACAAATACATACAGATGAAGTTAGGAGAGCTGTTCAATATTGTTGGGAAGCTGGAGTTTCACAAGTTAAACTAGGATTTATATGGGGATTTCCAACACAAACAAGAGATGATATTGATGAGTATCTCGAACTTTACACTGAGCTAAAGAAGCTTGCACGAACTCAAAATATGAATTTCATTAATGAGAAAACAGGAAAAGGATTGCAGATGATTTTAGACTGTGCCCACACTTCTTTTAAAGCTATGGCACATACTCCTATGCAATATTATGGATTTCACAGTAAATCAGACCAAATGCTGTACTTAAAAACCCAACAAGATAAAATCCATAAATTATATGGAGCAGGTTTAAGAGGGTTAATTATCTCTGGAGATGATTTAGTTAAATTTGACATGCTTTTAATTAAAGGAGATAGAAGACTTGCAATGCCTATAATTGAACTTTCTTCACAATTCACATATGAAGGAGGAATTGATGGGAAAGGAGTACAACATATTTACAATTTATGCAGAAAATACAATGCTCCATGGAAAGAATATCTCAGAGATAGGGCAGTTGGAGAATGTTTTCCTTGGAGTTTTATAAATATAGGATTCCCTACTAAAGCTCTAGAAGTTCTATGGGGCAGAGTTAAAAATGCAGATAAAAGTTTAGGGGATGTTGAATTGAAAGTAGACAAAGATGCAATAATTTCTGATGGTATTATAGACTTTAAATAAAACTTATGGATAACATTCTACCTAAAGACCCATATATAGGATTCTTAGATTCAGAGAATAATAACACCCCAACAAACAAAAAGCTAGATTTAAGAACCTTTAACAAATGTTTGATAAGCAAGTACAAACCTATGCATAATTTCATGTATAAGAAGAAAAAACAAAGTAAATAAGAAATACACCGAAAACAATAAATAGAATGCTCTATGAGCTTTTAAATCAAATTGACAACGAAAACAAAGTAAATTAAAATTTATACACTTAAAAATTCACTATGAATCCATCTCAAATACAAGCTCAAGAAATAGAATTGAAAGATATTTTGGAAAATAACTGGAATCCAAATTTAGTAGAAGACAAAAAAATAGAAGGGCTAAAACATATGATTGAAACTAAAGGAATGCTACAACCAATTCTATTGGTAGAAAATGCAAAAATACCAGAGTTAAAATTATCAGCTTCCAAATACACTATAGTGGATGGGGCGCATAGATTTAAAGCTTGTATGTCACTAGGATTAAAAACCATTCTAGCAAATATTGTTGATTTTAAAACTATAAATGAATGCAAATTCACAACAGTTTCGATGAATGCTGTTAGAGGAGAAATGGATAAATACAGATATAGTGCTTTGATAGAAGAACTTGCAAAAGTGATAGATGTTGCAGACCTAGCAAAACGGTTAGGTATTACAGCTACAAGCATAAAAAAAATGCAAACATTTGATGTTGCAGGATTTGAACCACCAAAGTTTGAAAACCTCATGACGTCAGTTAATTACAGGTATTTTAGAGTTAAAGGAGCTGCGGTTAAGAATGTGCATGAATGCCTTCAATTACTCAGAAAAGAGACTGGACTACCAGACACACACATACTTATTAAGGTACTTGAGTTGTACACAGATGTCATAGGTACCGAAGATGCTTTAGTGCAGATATTAAGCCAACTTCCAAACTCAGATAAAAAATAGTTGCAGAAATTGCGGGAGTTGCGGGTTTATTTCAAAATTTAAAGTTTCCTATATGATTAGAAAATATATGTGTCCTAAATGCAAGGGAGCAAAACAGTTTTTCCAGAAATCCCATTTTCTATCTCACACAGAATGTCCTAATTGTGGAGAGATATCTTGTGAATATGTTGAAAAAGGAGGAGAGAAGATAAAAACTAATAGTGAAGGACCGATAGCTTTAAAATATGCAGGAAAAGTACACCAATATTATGACAAAAAAGGGAACGGAATTGACAAAGGAGGTTTTGTAAAAGGAAAAGACGTTTAATAAAATTTAGTATGGCCGATACTGAAATCAAACTCAAATTAAGTTAAAAAAGCACTTGTAAAAATTGTGCTATTTTGTTATAGTACAGCCACAAATTACAATAAAAATTAAATTATAAAACATGGATTTAAAAGAAATAATTGACGGCATTCTAGTAAGGAATCCGTTTGACACTGATACAACCTCCACAGATGGAGTTGTTTGGAGAATAATGATAGTTCCTCACAAAACAGTATGCTCTGTAGAAGTTTTCAGAGATTTTGAATCAATAGATTTTAATACAACTCCTAGATCCACAAGACTTATTCTAGAAAAAATTGAGGAAGTTGAAAACAGAATATACAGAAATGAACTAGGTCTTCCACCTTCAACTAAATACAAAAAAGGAGATAAAGTAAGAATTTTACCCTACAGTAATAAATATATAACTCAGTATTACTTAAGTAATATAGGAAGAGGATTTATAAGCTTATCCAATAACAAAAACGAGGAATCCCATATCAAGATAAGTTCTAATGATCCTTTAGATGATTATAAAAGTTTAGTAAATCTATTGAGATCAAGAATAGTTACAGATGATTTATTTACTTGTTTTCTTAGCATAGAAAAATCTATAGTAGAACACTGCTTAGGAAACTATGATGGAATTTGTAAGGCAGTTCAAGAGGTTCACGAAGTAATATACAATTTACCGTCGTTCATTAGTAGAATGAAACATAAATTCAGACCCTCTACCTCACCATTAATACTATTCAATGAGACTAATCCAGTTTACCTACAATTAAAAGGAGAATGTCTCTCTCTATCAGAGTATAAAACACTTAAAGATTCTGCAAATGGTAAACTAACAATATGATAAATCTAGAAGACGTATTAGCAGGAATAGCACACAACCTAAAGGACATAGCTCCAGTAGTTTGGAGAGTAGTAATAAAACCCAAGGAATCCCACTATTTTATAGATTTATTCAGAGATTTTAAATATATAGCAACTATAGGTTCAGGACAAAGTGCATACGACTTACGAGAAGACCTTGATAATTTAAAACGCATGTTTTTACTTCTCCATATGCAGAACACAAAGTGGGATATTTAAAGTATAATCCAAACGATAAAATTAAATTGCTTATGTATGAAGACCACGAAAACAGATTAAGTTATAAGATTTCAAATGCAGGATGTTTAGAACTTGCTACAGGAACATCAAGAGAATCTCGTCTAATTAAAATAACAGGATCTATCTCAACCATATTGAGTATTACAGGAAATGATTTAAAATAAGCCTGCTCAAAAGGAATCAACGGATTGCTACAGATACTAGGAAGAAACATAATCCACGATAGACTCTTTGACAGCACTTTTCTTATAGAAAAAGATATAATAGAAGCATTCATAGGAAAGTATGAAACAGTTACCAATATCTTAACAACAACGGACGAATCCAAGACGTATAGCTTACCAATTCTTACTGTTTTAGAACAGAAAATGAATCATTCTAAAACACCACTTCCTCCATCACCTCCCCACGATGAAACATATATGCTTATAAGAGGAGAGGGCTTACCTTCTGGAGTTAGCCAAAGTTTAAAAACTAGTTTATCAAAAATTCTATGTTAGATATACAAGCCATAGTTGCAGGAATTGCCGATTTTCCACAAATAAGTAAAAAATATTTGTTGGTTCATTGTAATTATCACGACAAAGAACTATATGTTCTTAACCTATTCGAAGAGGAGGATTTAGTTCCTTTAATCTCTTTTAAATGTAGGGGAGTGAAAGAACAAGCCCAGAGATTTGAATTAGTTAAAAAATATATAACTACCCACTTTTCAGAAACGAAAGCGATAATGACCCTTGATCAGATTGAAAATGCAGCAATGAGCAAGAAGTTTGAAGCTACCAAATTTAGTTTACACCCAAAAAATTGTTGTAATCTTTCTTATAATGTGAAAGACCCTGTAAAGTTTTACAACTCCTCATATATAAGAACCCTAGATTATGGAACACTACCGAATGGAACTACTCGTTTCACTTTACAAAACAAAAAGGGAGTGAAAGAATATGCTAGTGTTTATGTTGCTTCTCCTTTAGTAGCCAATTACATATCCCCTAATAAAACTATAAATATATGGAAAGTATGCAGGGATTTGTTCCATATAAGAGAGAGTGAGTTCTTGATTAACTTCACAATTCAAAACTAACTTTGCGTATAAGAAGAGAAAACAAAGAAAACGAACTTAACCACGAAAACAAAAAAATAACTCCACTATAAGCTTATAAGAGACATGAATTTAAAAGACATTATCATTGGAATTGAAAATAACCTCAAAGAGAAGAAACCTCACACTGAATTTGATATAAGCAAACACAGTACTCTTAAACAACATGAAGAGCTTCACGCATACTATAAGCATACAGCCTGAAATGACTCTACAATTGACCTTTGATACACGTATCTCATCTATAGATTTACACACGCAAAACGTGATTAGATTCTTCTCATAACCTCCAGCAAGACGTCACGAGCTAAACTAAGAACACCTCACAAATTCTGAGAGACACGTTATCACAAACCTATTTTAGAGTTAAAAACACCATAAAACGTGATTAGATTCTTGTATTATCTAAAAGTAAGACGATATGAGCTTCTAAAATAAAAACACTTGCACATAATTGCAATGGTTTGTTATTATACGTGAGCTAGGATTCTTGTGAAGGCTTATGAAACCCACACAAACACCTAAGAAACACATAATAATCTACCTATGGAATTGAAAACTATACCAACTAACAGTATTACTCCAAACACATGGAACCCCAATTATATGAAATCAGAGCTAATAACGGCTCTATCAACCCAAATAAAAAAGAAAGGGTTCCTCCAACAGATTTTAGTTTCTAGGATAGAAGGAACAGAGGAATACACTATTATAGATGGTGAGCATAGATGGAGTGAGGCTATGCAACAAGGACTAGAGAACATGGAGGTGGTTGTTTTAGAGGATGTTGAAATAGAGGATATGAAAGCATTGACTTTATCAATGAATATGTTAAGAGGAACATTTGAACAAGAAAAATTAGACTTATTAATAAAGGAGTTTCTGAAAGAACACTCACTACTAGAGATAGCAGAGAACAGCGGACTTTCATTTACTAAGATAAAATCTGCTAATATTAGGATAGATGGAAGAATGCACCCCATCAAGGAAAAGATAAGAGCCCTTCCAAGTGAGTTCTGTTTTGCAGTTACTGAAGAAGAGATGTTTCTTATAGATGAACAGATGAACACCTTACAAACTCTATTGAAGGTTTCATCAGAAGACGAAGTATATGAACAAGTGATACTACTAACCTATAAATTATTATCTAACAAACTAATAGCATGGGACAAGAACACTCAAAAACTAAAACTGGTGCAGGAACAAACCCCACAGGAACAAACCCTACCACAGGAATAAAAGCAGTTAATGATGCATTAAATCAATCAGGAACTATACTAGAACAGAAAGCAAAAGCAGAATCTAGAAGAGGTATCATACGAGAGCTTATGCATACTAAGATTCCACAAACAGCAATGTTGGAAACTCTTAATGATGCAGGAATTGTAATGGATAAATCAACCCTATCTAGGGATTTAAGGAAGATACGAGAAGAGGATGCAGCTAAAGAAAAGCAACTTTCTCTCAGAACAAAACAAGAAAGATATATAGAAACCCTTAAGGATTTGTTCAGAAAATCCATAGTGATGTACACACAAACAAACAAGAATCATGAGAAGTTGAAAAACTTAGAATTTTGTTTAAAGTGTGAGATGGTCATAGCGGAAACTCAAGGAATACGCAGACCTATTGAAGACGATGATTTATCACATAAAGACTCAATGAGCTATGTTGAAGAATACCTTAAGACACGCGACGGAGACGGTTTCAGAAAGCTTTCACAATTATTTAAAGACAGCTTACAAAGATGGAAAGGAGATGGGTATGGCAGGTCTGGAACTGGACAAGTGGGTAGAGAAGAGGATAACTAAGATATTAGATTGGGGAGAAATCCATTGTGACCCTTCTGATGACTATTACACAATGCCAGAATCTATCTCTGACTGGATAGACATTCCATCCTGCTCAGGAATGGGACATGAAATCCGTCCAAGAGTTCGGGAACTACTTATAGAAATGTTCGAAGACTATGACAGATACGACGAGTACGTTATAGATGGTGGTATTGGTATCGGAAAATCCTTTTTATCTGGAATAGGAACAGCGTATGGAGCCCACAGATTATGTTGCTTAAAAGATCCAAGACGTCATTTTAACCTAGGAGGAGGAGATTTAGTTCCCATTGCAATAATGAACATGTCGGTAGGAGCAAAACAAGCTGAAAAAATAGTATTCAACCAGATGGCGGATAAGTTAGTGCGAAGCCCTTGGTTTTTATCAAGAGGATTGGTCCCCCATAAGAGTGTTAAAGGAGGAGAGCTAAGTATTGGAGATAAGGGAGTTCAGCTAATCGCAGGAAATAGCAGAGAAACCACATTTGTTGGATTCGATTTATTTATGGGTGTTCTTGATGAGGCTGCATGGCATATGGTTACAAAAGAGAAGGATTATGCAGAAGAAGGTTACAATGTTATGAAACAACGTATTAATTCACGTTTCCCAGGACAAGGAAAAATATTTATTATATCCTCTCCAAGGTACGTGAATGATTTTATCGAAAGAAAGCTAGAGGAGGCAAAAACTAACCCAAGAATTTATGCTAGAAGGGTTCAAACTTGGGAATCTACAACAGGTTATTTAAAAGGAGGTGGGAAATTCTTTAGAGTAGACTACTCAGTACGAAAAATAATAGAAGACAACTCTCCACCATCACGAACTGAATGGACGGTTCCTGAATTCTACTTACCAGATTTTAAACGAGATTGCGACAGAGCCTGCCGTGATTTAGGAGCCTACCCTTCATATTCTATTCAATCATTTTTTAATGAGGTTGAAAAAATACAAGAACACTCCAATAAAAATAGAACTTCTCCTTTTACAGAAACAGGACAATTCAGTGAAGAGTTTCAAACCAAAGCTAAAACTGATCGAAGACCAAGATTTATTCATATAGATTTAGGATTGAATAAAGATATGATAGGTGACGCATGTGGTATTGCAATGGGTTGTTTAGATGGATATAATTACACCAAAGAAGGAGACAGAAAGCCTAAAGTTCTACTTGATTTAATGTTAAGGATAGTAGCAAAGGACAGAAAGGAGATAAAATTCGGAGAGGTTCGAAAATTCATCTACCAATTACGAGATTTAGGATTTATAATAGAGAAAATTACATATGATGGATGGCAAAGTTTAGATTCACGACAGATTTTAGAAGAAAAAGGATTTAATGTAGGGTATCTTTCAGTTGATAGAACCAGTGAAGCTTACGAAACAATGCGAGAATTACTACTAGACAAACGACTTGATTACTATGACTACCCACCTTTTTTAGAAGAATGTTTATGTTTAGAGTTCTTAAAAGGGCGAAAAGTGGATCATTCCCCTCAAGGAAGCAAAGACGTAGCAGATGCAGTAGCAGGAGTTTGTCAATTATGCGTTACTGAGTTAGAAAGTACAGGAGATGCCGGAGTATTTACCATATAATTATAACAACCATGAACGTATTCACACGTGTTTTAAAAGCCCTCCAAAACAAACCATATGCAGGAATTGACGAGCAAGTTGAATTAACTAAACGATATCTACTAGAAAAAGAAAAGGAAAAAATTCAAGATAAACCTATAGCATTATGGAGAGATGATTTTGTAGGATCAAGAAATCCAGCTTTACATAAACCTGTTAAACCTTCTGTTTCTTTTAAAACTTTAAGAAGTTTAAGAGAATTAGTTCCTATTATAGAAATAGCAATAATGACGTTAAGAAAAGAAGTTACTCAAAGCCCATGGGAAATAGTTCCAGTAGCTAAAGGAGAACCATTCAAAGAAGAACATATTAAGCACGTAGAAACTCTATTTAAGTTTGTTAATCCACAAAGGGAGAATTTCAGAATCCTTTTAGATAAACTACTTGATGATTTATTAATGTATGATGGAGCCGCTCTCGAAAAGTTGAGAACCTTTGGAGGAGAACTTGTAGGATTTGACGTTATTGATGCTTCTACTATAAGACCAGTATTAAATGCTTACGGAGAATACCCAGAAAATGCAGCTTATGTCCAGATAATCCAAGATAAAATAGTGACGGAATTCCCTAAAGAAGATATCGTGTATATAATGCAGAATCCTCAGAATGCTATTGATAGATTTGGATATGGTAAAAGCCCAATTGAGAAAATTCTTTATACAGTTCAAGGGATGTTGAATGCAGATACGCATAATCTTCAAACTTTCACTGAGGATAATGTACCAGCAGGAATGCTTTATTTAGGAAAAATGACACCTGACCAAGCAAAAGCATATAGAGAGTTTTGGAACGACACAGTTCAAGGAAAGTACCCACAACTAAAATTTACATATTCGTCAACAGACACAAAACCAGAGTTTACTTCATTCAAAAGCACAAATAGGGATATGCAGTTCCAAGAATATGTAGACTGGCTTTCAAGATTAATATTAGCAGAGTATGGACTTACACCAATGGATGCAAATATAACGCATGATGTTAATAGAGCTACTGCTGCTGAAGAAAGTAAAATAACAGATGCTAGAGGAGTTGCTTCATTAAAGAATCTAATAGAAGAAGTATTCAACAGAGAGATTATATGGGGAGAACTACAATATGAAGATATCAAATTCAGATTTATTCCACATAAACAAGGAGACAAACTTTCACAAGCAAAAATTGATGAGATTTATGTTAAGAATGATATTATGCTAGCAGATGAAATTAGAATTAGAGATGGACTAGCTCCATTAGCAGAAGCAGAAGCAGAAATCAACGATTTGTATGGATTATCCCCAGAAGGGAACGAACCACCAACACCCTCCTCAGATGAAGATATTAATAGTGAAGATTCAATTGAGGATTTAGAAGAAAAAACCATGAGAAATTATCCATAACACTATGATAAACATTTTAGAAGTAGGAAAAGCAGCAAGTTTAGAAAAGGAGCTAAAAGATGCTTTCATTACTCAAGCTCAATCTGCTATTAAGGGTCTTTGGGTTGAAACTGCCTATAAATCTATGCGTAATAGCAAACCTGTATTCAGACTTGTTTCAAAAAGAACAGAGAAATCTAACACATCAGAATTCACACGAGCTCAAAATATATTCACAAAACAATCCAAGCTATCACCTGCTGATGAGAACTGGATATCAAAAATATCAGCACACCCAGACGTTTCAAAAAATAGTATTAGAACTCTCCCATACTTACGAGGGGATGATATGAAAATCGCAGGATTACTCACAGATTTAGGGCATGAAAAAGCTTCTAAACTTCTCACAAGTTTAGGCTATCCAGAAGGTAAGAAAAGCATTGTTTTAGAATTAATACGAAAACAAGCTAAATATGCACTCATATCTGATTCTTTACACAAAGGAAACGAAAAGGATTTAGATGGATTAAAGAAATCAAGCAAAGATGCAGACTTATTTATAGCTTTAACTTTAGCAGAAGGATTGTCCAGATATCAAACAAGATTTGATACTGATTTTGCGTTATATAAAACCTTATCTGGAGATCAAAAACTAGAAGTGCGAAGAGATTTTAAAAACATAGAAACTCTAAAAGCAAAAGTATCTACAGGTTTCTCTTTAAGAGTTAAACCAATTTTTTCAATTAATTCTAAACTAAAACGCAACTTAGCAATAGCCATGGGAAATGCAGGGAAGAAAGGAGTAAAAGCTTCCGCAGATGATGTACGAGCAAGATTCGGAATGTCCCCAGTTCAAAAAGTGAAGTTAGGAGTAAAATATAGAACTAAAATTAATAATAGAGTAGCAACCTTAGTTAGAAGACTAGACACAACAACAAAACAAATTATGTCTAATGTTTTAGTAAAAGGAATTACAGAAGGTAAAACTCAAACTGAAATTATTAAAGAACTCAACAAACTCATTCCTAATATATCCAAAGCTAGAGCAACAATGATTGTTACAACAGAAACTACAGCTATATTTTCACATATGCGAGAAGATTCAGCCAAGCTCAATGGAATGTTAGAAAAGGAATGGATAGATGCAGGAGATGAGAGAGTGTGCCCATTTTGCTTTTCTAATACAGCACAGGGAAGAGTACCAATCACAGAAAGCTTTCCATCAGGACATTTAAAACCCCCAACACATCCAAGATGCCGCTGTTATGTTGAATACTACTCTAAACCAAGTAAAATAAGTAAGGCAGTTCAACCATCTAGAATTTTAGATGATGGGTTCTCTAGACAAGAAGTTTATTCAATAAACCCATATAGAATATTTGATGGAAGTGGATTTATAGGGATTGACTCTAATGTTTCAAAATACATATCAAAAATAGGAACCAAAACCAAAGAACTCACAGATTTAACTTATACAGGAAAGGACAAAACCATGTTAATAGATCATAAAGCAGAGAGAATAAAGCCAGTGTACCTTAGCGAAGGAAGAAAAATATTTAGAGATATGAAGACTTTCAGAGAATTTACGCAAGAACCTGCAACTACATTAGAGCTAATTTTACTTCAAGCTCGACTAGATCTAACAGATTATGGGTTTGGACAAATACTAAGTAAATTCAATATAAATGACGAGTTTAAAGCTATGAAACCCCAGTACCTAAGAGACTTCACAGAAAAAGAATCGTCTAAAAAACCAAAGAAAGGATTTAACGAAGTGCTAAGCAAACTTACAGCTGATGAAGTGGCTTCAAGACTGAAAGAACTAGGGTTTAAAACTATTCCACAAGGATATTCACCAGTTACTCTATTAGGTATAGCTTTGGTGCGACCTGAGTTCATTCCAGAGAAATATAGATTGTGAAAAATTTAATACTTAACTAATATAAACCCATGAAGAAAAAAACAGCCGTAAAAAATTGTGCTATATGTAATGAAGAAGTTCTAAAATATATAGACGGAGAAGGAGAGGTAAAAGCAGTATGCAGATTAAGACATGTAAATTATTTTGGAAGGCACACAGAGAAGGAAATTTACGAAGGTAAAACAGGAGCTAAATTTGTTACAGATAGTGGAGGATACACGCACATTTGCAAAGGATGTAATCGTGAATTAGCAAAGAGTGATGGAAAAGTTAAATTTTATATTGAATGCCCAAAATGCGGAGAATCAAATGTTTTTGAAAAAGGAATTAAACAAGGTATCAAAGAAGGAACAGGACACTTTGGCAGACTTGAAGAGAAAATTCATGAAACAGTTAATCCAGAAGGAATAAAATAGCATTAATAATTTAATAATCTAATTATGTTCAAAGTAAGTATTCCAATTGTTAAAACCTACACAAGGGAAGGGAAAACATATGTGAAGGGAATCGCATCTGATTCGGCTATTGACCTAGAAAACGAAAGGTTTTCAGATAATTGCGTAAAACAAATGAGTGACGCAGTTAATAAAGGAAATGTACCATTACGAGCTGAGCATTCTCACTTTTGGAATCAAGTATGTGGAGAACTCACATCAGCTACAGTAGATAAGGAAGGACGTCTTGAGATTGAAGCTGAGGTAGACACAGGAATGAGCATAGGAAAAGATTTAATTAACATATTAAATAAAGGAGTAGAAGTTGGACTTTCAGTAGCAGGATTAGTTACAAAAGCTTCAATGGAATTTGTTGAATCTATGAATAAACATATTAGAGTTTATGATGAGATGGCTCTTACAGAAATAAGTGTGGTTTCTTCTCCTGCAAACCCAAGAACAAGTGTATCTATATCTAAATCAATTAAAGCAAAAGGATTTGACGATAAAATACACGGAACTCAAGATATTATTATAGAAAACACAAAAGAAAGCGAAGAATTAATGCAGAAAGAACACACCAAAAATTTACTAATTGCTGTTACTAAAGGAGTATCACAAGGAGAATCATTTGAAGACCTAAAGAAATTCTGCGATTCAGATTGTGAATCAACTGCAAGTTCACCTTTAACTATGCAAGATTTTACAAAGTTGTTGGAGATAATAACGTTGTTGCAGAGAGTTCAGACTATATCAGAACTACAAAACCCACCCAGACCTGCAATTTTAGATGACTGGGAAAAGCTAGAAAAACTACGACCAGAAGCCTATATTTCTCTTTCAGATGGATACAAAACACTACCACACCACCAAGAAAACTACTTGCTAGATAAAGCATTAGTGATTTATAGTATGAGCAAACTAATACAAGGAGAAGCATGGTCAGTAATGGACAATTTATCAAATTACTACACTGCGTTATCTCATTTACATTATCATTTAATTGAACTTAATATGACAAAAAAATCTAAGGAGGCTACTAAGGATATAGTTACTCCTACATCTCCTACAAAGGAGGACGTTACTATTTCTGAGGAAGGTTCTGAGGTAACAGAAACTAAACCAGAGGTAGGAACTGAAACATCTGAAACTGAAACACCTGAAACCAAGGAAGGCGAAGGAGAAACAGCAGAGGATGAAAGCACTACACCAGAAAAAGGAGACTCAGAGGAAACATCTGATGAAACTAAAGAAGGTGAAGGTGAAGGAGAATCTACTGAAAAATCGGACATTGAAAGATTGTCAGATAAAGTAGATGCCTTAGCAAACTTAGTTACAATGTTAGCAAAAGATAAATTAGCTGATTCAAAAGTAGAAGATATGCCAGCAGAGGCAGAGAAGAGTGTTGAAAAAGAAGTAGTGAAAGAAGTAGTAAAAGCAGTTGAAAAAGACCAATCAGTAGAGTTAGAAGCTCTTAAGAAAGGTATAGACACAGCAAACTCAACTACTGCTACTGTTCTAGAAATGGTAGTTAAGATGGCTGAGGCTGTTCGACCAAGACGTTCAGTTGCATTTGAAAACTTTTCTGTAGCGAATCTTACTCAAGAATTTGCAGAGACTCAGAAATCTTTTGGAACTTCAATTAAAACTAAACTAGATCAAGGAATGGACTGGCAAACTGCCTATAAAACAACAAAGAAAGAATTTGAATCACAATAATAGTATTTATAAAAAGTATATTTATTCATCTAACACTTAAAAATATGGACGCAAAACAATTACAAGACCTTATAGCTAAAGCTGAAAAGGCACTATCAACTCAAGTAGGAGGAAGCCCAAGAGACACACTTATTCGTGAGAATCTAGCTTCTGGATTAACAAGTTTGGTTGATAAAGAAACACCTATTCGTGATAGATTAATGCGTTTAACAGGAAGCGGGATTCAAGCAACTTGGAACGTACTCACAGGAATTACAGGAGGAAATTCAGCCTTTGCAGAGGGAGGAACGCCTAATGAAGATGATGCAACTTATGCATTACGAGCTGCAATTTACAAGGAACTAGGAAAAACAAAAACAATTACAGACAAAATGATAGCAGCAGGAAAATCTTTTGCAGATGTAGAAGCAGAACAAACAGAAAACGCAATGAGAGAGGTTATACAAGATGAAGAACAGTACATTATTACAGGAAACGCTACATCAAACGTGTTACAATTTGACGGACTACAAACTCAAATTATAACAAATGTTACAGATGACGCAAACGATCCACTAGGATGGAGAACAGATTTAGTAGATAAAGAAGTAGAAAATCTTATCAATGTATATGGAGTTCGCCCAACAGCTATTTACATTGGATATGCTCTTCAAACAGCTATTAATCAATCTTTGTCAGGAGAA